CACGTTTTCAGACGCGCCGCAAAACCGATCAAGAGTTTGAGCTTGAGAAGCTAAAACTGATCAACCAAGAGGCCGTTAACGTTCGCCAATCAAATGTTGACCGCGAAGTGAAGCTAGGCCAGATCGCCGCCAATCGACAGATTGAGATCGCCCGCATTGAAGGCGGAATGGTGGATGTGAAAGTCGCAGGAGAAGTATAGTGAACCCGGAACTTATCGTTACCGCCATTGGCGGCGTCGTCAGTTTAATTAACACGGTTCTGCCGCTGATCCACAAGGGACCGGCGGGAAGTGTCGCAATGGGCGGTGTGGTTAATACGCTGACCGCAATCGCACCCTTGGTTGTTGATCAAGTTGGGGTGGTCATTACCGGTGTGAAGAACGTTGTCGCATCGGTAGGGTCTCATCCGGCCACGACCGATGCACAGCGCGCCTCTTTGGCGGCGTTCGATAAGCAAGTTGACGATGCTTGGGACGCTATCGAATTCCAGCTTGATCCGGATGGAAAAGCCTGAGACTGGTTGTGGTTGAAAAATCTACCATTATTGATCCGACAAAAAATGTCCTTGATCTAGTCGCAGCGCAAGAGAAGTTTCGCGATGCATTGCGCGAGTCGGACCATAAATTTCTGACTTCAGAACTTCGACGCATTGAGGAGTCGGACGCGGCGGAAACACGACGGCTTGATCAGTTGCGCGCTCAGGATGCGCGGTACGGCACTCTCATGGAGACAATGCGGAATGAGAAGATAGACTCATCCGCGAAGCTTCTAGCTAATCAGTTGCAGGAGATCAAGGGCGATATCCAGGTCGAACTTCGCAGTCTGAATCAGTTTCGCTGGGAAAGTGGTGGCAAAACAACCGGCTCAAATTTGATTGCCTACATCATCGTGCAAGTCGTGTTGACGATCGCTGGTCTAGGTACCCTAATCGGCGTGATGTATGCTATTTTTAAGCCAGCACACTGACGTGACTCGCGCCGTCGCCTTCCTATTGCTGCTCACCACGCCAGCCCTAGCCGCAGATGTAAACCCTATCCCATGCTAGCAGGTCAGAGCCGCAGTCAAGTTGCTGGGCAGCGCGGATGCCGCTGAGAAAGAAGCGCTGGCCCGTGGCTATACCAAAGAGCAGATTGCAGTGGCGCGCAGGAAGTGTTTAGCGAAACCTTAGCTGGCATTTTCTGGTATAAAGCTCGCTTTCCAGCCCTTGACCTTGATGTAGTCTCTTGCCTCATCATCGGTTTTTCCAACCAAATATTTGATAATAGGCGCTGCCCGCCTGATTATGCCACCGTCTGTTTCAAAGCCTGCGACAAAATGTGGCGCGACTACCCGAATAAGCGTCATGACACGCTAATCCGTTCCCGCCCATCCGTCTTCGGTGCATAAATTGCCAAGACAACTTCGCCTGCAGTCGTCAATCTTATTGCAAATACCGGCTTTCCGATAAAGCCATACCGGCGGCGCAAACTCGGCCCATTTGCGGTCAACGAGGCGTTGTCCGATTTGGCGCTTAACTGCTATCCCAACTGGCCAACCCTTTGATCGGCGCTGAACGTCTTTCATCATTTTCAGTTGGGCTGGCGTAGGGCCATCACATGTCATCGCACGCTAATCCTATGCAAACAGGTTTCATTCGGTGCATACCGCTCCGGTCCATTCCCTGACGGCGACGCCAGCATACCAACAATCAGCAGCGACCGCTCAATTGATTCCGCGAGAGCAAATATAGGCGCGAACAACATCATCAGCCTGCCGTCAATTATTGTGGCGAGCATGGCGTGGACTTCGCGCTGTACCATTTTGTGATCCATGATGGGGCCATGCTTGTAGCCAAACTGTTCTCGCCATGCGGCGGATGTGGCCTGCACGGCATTATTCCAGCGCACCATGCGCTCAATCCGTTCCGCTGCAGCACGTGTCCGGACGGCGGTTATGTGAGAGTCCAGATAATCACCGATGCAACGGCGTTCTGTTTCGGAGAGATATATCATTGGTCTTTACCAATCCGAAAATCCAGAACCTCGTAACTATTATCATCCAGCCGTCGCAACCGAAGTGTGAAATCATCGCCCTTTGGGTGAGTGATATTCCTTGCTAGTCGGAGGCATCTGGTTGAGATGAATTCGTTATTTAGCGGGCGCACAAGATAAAACTGATTCACGCCCCCGCTGTTGAGGCGCGTCTTCAACTCAGATGAATGGACTTGTCGTTTTGCCGCTTCTCGTAAGGCAATGGCATACCGATTGATGTTTGCAGTATGCTCCTCGCCCAAGAATACGTATCGGCAAACGCGCTGGTAAATGTCACTTGAGCGCTCAACATATTGTCTATTCTTAGTACCGCGCGGCAACTCCGATATCATCTTGCCCAATAGCACATCTTGATTAATGTCATTGTTGGCTAACTCGCAGACCTGCATTGCGATTGCGAGCGCGTCATAGAGCGCCGTGTTAGCCCCGCGCTTGCGCATGGGCATCAATGCGCGCGCCTTCAGGAGAAGATCAGCTACATTCGCTGGATTGGGTGCTAGCATTCTGGCCTCCATTTCGGTTTTGGAGATTGTCTCTCAGTTCATGCCGTCTTTCCATCTCCTGTCTGAGGACTGAATCAAGGTCCGCGCCCCGCCATCCGAGAATAAAGAGGCTTGCGCGAAGCACGTCTGGCGAGAATTCGCCGTCCCGAAAGCGGCTCAGGATTGCCGCTTGGCGCTCTGTGGTTTCCTCTGCGGTGCGATATGTCATCGGCTTCACTCGATTAAGCGGGTTGCAATCGGTTCTGTGGATTTTGCGTAATAACCCTCAAGGTACGCGAGACGTTCGGCGCGCTCAGCGGATTGGGCTCGGAAACCGGCATATTCGGATTGGACCCGCTCAAGCTGGCTTTGAGCTACGGACAGTGATGTTTCCAAACCGCTTATTTCTGTGAAATGGCGCTGGTCTCTCTTTTCGAATGAATCGATGCGTTGGCGCAGTACTTCAATCGTCTTAGACGCTTGGATCATTTGCCGATGTTGCCACCGGATTGTTGTGGATGACTTCTCGCCCTTTGGTCTTTTCGGAAACGACATTATTCCCTCCCTTTTGCCATATGGATCGCCGGCATTTGCAGGCAGTCCAGCTCAATAAGTTTCAATAGAATGGCAGTTGCAGCGCGGGCATCGCCCAAGCCGGTATGCTTCGCATCCTGCTCAATGCCGAAATGGGTGCAACAATCGGACAGGCCAGGCCAGCCCTTTTTGCCATTCGCCTTTATGATGCCTAGGCCATGACAACTGCGCATGAGACAAGTGTTTTGAGTTTTGTTGAACATATCGTCCAGCCCAGCGCGCCGTAACTCGCCGCGAAGAATTTTGCAGTCGAATTGCGCACCGAAGGCGACGACTATTCGTCCGTCATTGATCGCGTTCCGATATTCTGATAGGGCTTCGGATATCTCGCGGCCGTGCTCATTAAGAAAGTCAGTCGTCAAGCCATTGATGGCGGCGGCCTCGTTGTCCATCGCCCAATTGTCAGGGCGGACATATAGCGCAACTTCGCGTTCAAATTGCAGGTTCTCATCAAGAAATATCATGGCCAATTCAGCAAGGCGAGGCTGGCCTTCGGCGTCGGCTGGGACTGGCCTACCCTCTGCGTCCTTATATTTTGGAAGTCCCGATGTTTCTGTATCTATCACCACATAGCGGGGCTTGTCGGATGTGGGCTGCGCTTGATCGTTCATGAGTTGGCTCCTGTGAGGGCTAGGAACGGCGCTGGATGCGCTCTAATGGATTTTGGCTCGCCTCTGCGACGAACGTAGGGTGCTTGATCTTCATGTGTCGGGCCATCTGCCCTACGGTGCGATTACAGCACGGGCAGACTCCAGCAGCGGAGCGTTTCTTGACCTTTGCTGCTTTGGCCCGTTCTGCGACTAGTTCCCGTTCCTTCGCCCGGATTTCGTCGTCCCGCTGGGCGAGTTGCTGTTTTATTAGGTCTCGTTCGCGGCGGGTTTTCTCGCTCTCAGATTGTTCTTTGCTCCAGCCTTGGGAATGACCATTGCAGCAATGATGGTAGCCGCCTCTTTCGCGCTGGTTGTCCATCATTGCCTTTGGCGCGGTATAGGTGACGCCGCACGTAATACAGGTTTGCCATTCGTGAACTGCGCCATTGATCAAAACAGTTCCACTCATTTAAAATCCTCATAGGCTGACACGGGAGGCTCAGAGCGTTCTAACGGCGGCAAGCCACTTCGCCGTCTGCGATAGTTTTCTTCGGCGTATTCCACAATATCAAAGCCCAAAAGTTGATTAAGCACGTAAATCCCGCGCGCCTTGAAGCGCTGGAATTCGTCCTCCTTCATTGCGGTTTCTGCGATACTCTTGGGCATAAATATCATTTCGCCGTCTAGTTTTTGGATTGGTCTTACATGCCCAACCGCTACTTTGATTGCGTCACTCAATGCATCGGTATCTTGGAAGCCCTCAAGGTGGTCTAGAGCTGCGCGAACAATCACATGCCAATGCGCAAGGTTCTTTGCCGATCTGGATTTGCGATAGGAAAGAACGATAGATTCGCCATCCTTAATCGTTTCGAGCATTTCTTGAGCGGCAAGGTCGGCCGGCACAAAATGGTTGCCAACTCGCTGAAATAGCCTGCCGTCAAGTTCCGCCATCAGTCCCCTCCCAACCTGCGGGAATGCTTGTCGTAGATTGCTTGGGCCAGATCGGTGTCAGGGGGGAATTGGAGTTTGCTTACGAGCGGCTCGCAAACTTTATTCCAGCAATCCTCCAAGTTGTCCGCATCTTCGACTGCGGCGAGTTCACGCTCGATCGCGGCCAAGATTTCCTCCGGATCGCCGCCGACGCCCAAGGATGGTGCGCCTTTATCATCCATCTCAGATGGCGGCGCAGCTTTGGCAGCCTTGTCCTCAGCTTTCTTCTGCGCGTCCCGCAGCCTTTGCATGACATTCTCAGTGACCTTGTGGATGGTCGCGTAAACACTAGACTTGCCCTTTTCCAGCCTGATAAGCGGCCCGGCTTGCTCGGGGCTGTGATCGTGTTCTTTGAAGGGCTTGGAATTCTTGTCAATCCAGCCGTAGACCGTTGCGATATCTGGCGATGTATTGATCAGGTCGATGTATTGATTCGCCCAAGTCTCATAGGAATGCCCCGCGCCGGGGATACGGAAGGGTTCTGGCGGCTTATTGCCAGCCTTGGCGGCAGGGGTAGGGGTCGCCTTTGGCGCTGTCCTAGGCGGTCCTGAACTAATCGGGTCAGGTTTCTGTTCGCGGGGCGGCGGGGTGTTGTCGTGGGCTTGCTCGGGTTCTGGATTTTTCGTTGCCTCAATCTGTTTCTGTTCACTTGGCAATACGGTGATTTGGCGTGGCGGGCCGACATCCCTGTTCGGATCAATGGCTGCGATTTTCTCGCCCTCATCCTCGTCATAGATGCCGGAAAATCCGAACGCATAGCGAGCGGCCTGAATGAGCGATTTGTGGCGCAGCATTCGGTGCTTCATTTTCCACGGCTCAGTCTGTCGGAAGCATTCCGCATAATATTCTGTCACCACGACGGGGTGCTTGCGGTCTTTCCGATACATGCTGCATGTGCATGAAACCAGCTTCTCGCCGTCATGCTCCATTTCAAAGCTGAAACCGTCACATTGGCCCTGCGCGTTTACGAGGTTTACCCAGCCATCCACAGACACGATTGGCACAATGCCACCGCCGCGCGACGGAAACGCATAGATTTCCTTCGTGAGTGGATTGAGGTTATATTCTTTGGCGACCATAAGGAACGCAGCGAATTGTGCCGGAGAACAATCCTTCGGCACTACGGTAGCGCGCAGCGCAGCCTCGAATGCCGACGCCTCCATGTGAAAGCGGTTCGCCATATCGTTGATGACGGATTTGATCTGCGGTTTTGATGGCTCAGCAATAGTCATTTCGGTTGTCTGCACGGCTTCGCCTTTCGGTTTGTTCTTTGAGCCTTTGGTTCTCGGCATTTGATGATTCCTAGAATGGCATATCGTCGTTGAGTTTGGGGCGATTGGCGTCAACCTGATTGCGGATGGCCTTCAGTTCCAGATCAGCTTGCGATATTGCGCCTCGTAATTGATTGCGCTGGCGATAGAGCGTTTCGACCTCGTTACGAAGTGTCGGAATATCAGCCAAAACCGGACTTTCTCCGCTGACTTGGTTGCGTACCCAAGTGGATAATTCCAGCAAGACATCCTCTGGCGCGTCGCCCTCTTCCACGGTCGCTAGGAGCAATATTATGTTCATCACCGCAGTCCGCTATCGCGGTATGACGCTGCGCTCTTCGGTCGTAATGCCATCTACACGAATGCCGGCGGTAAGGGCGGCTTGGCATAGACGGGTGAGCAGTTCATGCACTTCGAAGTGGGTTTTGAAGTGCAGAAATGCCTTTTCCACATCTATTTCTTTGATGAATTCCTTTGCCGTAACGCTGGCGGTACGACCGCTTGCACCCTTGATCTGTGTTGATGGCGGTGGCGTATTGACGATTGGTGCAACGATGACAGGCGTGGGCGGCTCGGGCGCTAACTCGCCAGCAACCAATGCGGCGGCTGCCTCGCGATCATATTTGGCGCGGGCTTCCTCGTTTTGCTCATCCGCCTTGCGCTTGGCCTCGGCTTCCGCTTTTCGGGTTGCCGTAAGTTTTACATCGTTCCAAGCCTCTTGGGCCTTGCGGATGCGATCGGCGACTGAGGCCGCGCCATTTCGCAGCGGAAACCACGTTCGGCGAATAGAGCTAATCTCATCAAGAAGCGGCTGACTCAACGATTCGTATTTCTTTTGTGCCGAGCCCTTGAGGGTCGTAAGGACCGATCGCAAGGTTTGAGCGCGTGCGGCTGCTTCGTCGGATTCGATTTTGTCGTAAGCTTTTGCGGCCTCAACAGCTTTGGATATTTCTAGCTTAAGGGATTCTTCTGCGTTAGCGCCGTTGATACCCGGATCAATCTCTGGCCCTTTGGCGGCTTGCGCTGCAGCGGCGTCGTTATCTAGCCACTCGCCAGTATCCATTCGATGCCAATATGCTTCCGACGAAATGACATTCTTGGTCCCGCAATACTCCCATATCCGTAGCGCTGCCTCTTCAGAAACGCTCTTACCGTTAACGTGGCAACGCAGCGGCGCGTCGGGATGGGTTCTGTCGTACCAAAAATATACCGGATATGCGGTTTTGTCTTTGTTGTAACAGCGGTATTCGCCCTCCGCAGGATGGTCCGCATAACGCGGTCCGACAACACCCTTGAGACAATCGTCGTGCCATTTTCTGGTTTTATCGGACTGGTAGGTCATTTTCTACCCTCCCCCGGCGTCGACAACTTTGCGGAGCCGCGCAGAGATTTCAGTTAGCATGTCGTAGCGTTCTTGGACCGCCGCCTCAGAGAGGCCCGGCGGGTTGAGTTCGGCAAGCTCATCGCACCAGCTCGCTATTTCTTCGATTCCAGATTTCAGATCGGCCATTGTTTCCTCCTGCATTTAGTGGGTTTAAGCGTTTGCATGTCTTGACCGGATAAGCATGTCATTTCCTATCCTTTAATATCAAGCCCGCAAACTCTATCGCCAATTCAGCGCGGCGCATGTTTTTAACAAGGTTGTCCTCAGATATTTCGTAGGTGGTGAAGCGATTAGGGCAGACACGACATTTGCGGCGACGAATGATTGTCTTTTCGCCCATAAACGTTGTCGGCCTGCTATCAATAACTTTCAGCGGGTTGTTGCACTTTGGGCAAAGATATGAGCGCTCACTGAGGGGCGGATTTGTCATTTAACAAACCCTCGTTTCGGCCACGGATTTTTGCGGGCCGGAATCTTCACCTTGCGCCGTTTCTTGGTGCGCCCTTCAAGACGATTGAATTTGGCCTTGAGGCCGATATCAGAGCTTTTGGTCGTTATTGTGCGCTCGGCTCCCGGCTTGCGACCAGTTGTCTTTTGTTGATGATCGGCCTTCTCGCGATAGACCAACGCATTCGGCTCGTGCGCGTGCGGCGAGTATCTTGCCGCGACGTTTTTGATTCGCGGATTGTATGGACGAAGGATGAGCGCGGGGTCGTGGTCAAGGTGAGGGTGCTCAAATCTTAAGTGCCGAAGTAGATAAGCGAGATATTGCGGTTTGGTGGTGCCGGGAACGAATGCTTCAATCGCATAGCGAATACGGCAAACCATCCAAACTTGATTTTCCGCCACCTGCACGCGCACTGCTAGCGGGGGCATGGGTGGACGCTGGCGTTTCATATGGAGTTGGCGCATCAGAAGCCGCCGAACCTTATTGGCCAACAAGAACCAATTTCCTGCTGTTCTCTCAGGTCATCTGGAGGGCATGGATAATTAGGCGATGTTTCAATCGCACATCCGAATCGGCGGGCATCACGCCTTTCATCACGCGCGCGTTTTTCGATGCATACCCTGCCGACATTCAAGCATATCAGGGTCCTAGGACTGTCAACCGTGCAATGATAGTTTTCGATATCAATTACCGTGCCTCTAGGAGATAGTGGCCCAATCTCAGGTTCCCTCCAGGGTGTTCGCTCGGCCGCATGTGCTACGCCGATGAGAAGCATTAACCAAATGGCGGCGATCCTCATGGTAAGGCCGTCCACCACCCGCAGAACACCGCAATCGCGAAACCAACAGCCAGCGCCTCTGCGGCGCAGATCGCTATGCGATTGGCTAGGGTGAGGTCAGGTTTCATGAGTTATTCTTTGGCATCTTCGATGTGGGAGAAAACACTTTCCAATTCTCCGATGGCATCTTCAAGATTGTTAATGGCGGATTCCATGGCAGAACCGCGCTCGCCTTCTTGCATGTTTTTTGGCATGCCGACGAAGGCTTCCTGCTCTTCGTCCTTGGCGGCTTCGACGACGCTTTTTGCTTCCTCAATCAAGGAAAGCGCCTTATCCAGTTCCTTGCGTCTTGCGGCGTTCACATCGTTCTCCAATTCTTGATTTTTTGGCGGCGGTCTCGGAACATAAAATTACTCTAAGGGGCGCCGTTGCATCCTGTCAATAACTAATTTGACAAAGATATTTAGATCGGTTAATAAATCGCCATGGCCAAGATAAAGACGATTGGTTACGAGAAAATTCTCAGGCAGTTCTACAAAGATGGGAAGCGCCATGGGGCCAAATCCCGATGGGCGGATGCTTTGGGGGTAAGCCGTGCCGTGACCGATTCGTGGGAGCGGAATGGCATTCCTCTAAAGTACTCGAATCAGCTTAAAAAGCTGACCGGATTGGAATTTGAGGACATTTGGAAGGTTTCGACATGAACAAGTCTTGGTTTATATGCGAGGCTGAATTGGTGCCGTCTGGCGCGGCTGATGCCGTGGCTGCGCTACGGGGAACGCCCGGAGCCGAGGGTTCTCAGTGCCGATTTCCGCTTGGTTCGGATGTCCGCGCTCCAGATTTTCATTTCTGTGATAATAACGCCTACGCTGGCGTTTACTGCCGCGTACACGCCAAAATATCGTATCAACCCAGAGGAGCAACCGCATGACAGAACAGACCAAAGTCCACAACTTAATCGACCCCGACCTCAAGAAAACCTTCATCGAAATGCGCGATGAATGGGAAAAACTGGATGAGCGTGCCAACTCGATTGCGGGCAAGCGGCGGCAATACCAGAAGGAGATCAAGACCGCCGGATATTCGATGCAGCAGATTAAGATATCGCTGCTCTTGCAAACGCCGGAGGGTGAAGCCGAATTCAAGGCCGAAATGGCGAACCGGCTGCTGGCTGCGGCCTATTCCGACGCTGATATCGGGGACCAACTCTCGCTATTTCTGGATACGCCGCGAGTTCCCGCCGACGATCGGGCTTACAAGGAGGGCCAGTCCTGCGCTATGAAGAATGAGGCTGCGGTTCCAAAATATGACCCATCCACCTCTCAATATAAAAGTTTCATGGACGGGTACCATGATGAGCAGGGTCGTCAGGTCAAGACTGGCATCGGCAAACTTGACGCCAAGGCTGGAAATGGGAAATCCCCGAAGGCCAAGGCCGACAAGAAGCGTGGCCGTCCCGCCAAAGCGGCCGCTGGCGGGGCAGAGAAGCCCGCTGAAGCGACTTTGACCGCAGAGGCGGGAAAGGACGCCAAGGCAGCAGCGGACGCTCCCAAGGCCGATTCTGGCCCGCCGAGGCGTCCTACGGCACGGCCGGTAACGCGATCGTCACTGGCGGCAAGCAAGGAAGCGGCAAAGGAAAAGGCCGAAACTTATTTCACGGCCAAGCCGACTACGGACTTGAACTGAGGGGTTTCCGCGTTAACACTTCCGTTAAAGTGACCTTTATGCATGACTTGTGATGGCCTCGGGTAAAACCGGGGCCGTTTCGCTTAGCGGCCCCCTCATTTGGAACCGAAAATATTAACATGCCTGATCCACTCGTAACGGTTACGCTTGTCGGATCGCCCCGAGGTAAAGGCAGGCCCCGGTTCCGCATCGTCAAGCCAAAGTTCAAGCCTCAGTTCGTGACCGTTTACACGGATAGCGACACAGTGGCCTACGAGGCTGCGCTGGCAGCTTGCGGACGGCGAGTTATGGGCGCCCGCCCCCCATTCGAAGGCGCTCTTACGTGCTTCGCTGAGGCATTTATGGAGATACCAGCGTCATGGTCGGCCACGAAGCGGAGCGCCGCGTCTGCTGGCGAGATATTCCCGATTTCAAAGCCAGACGGCGATAATATCGCGAAATGTATTGGAGACGGCCTCAATAAAATATGCTGGGCCGATGATAGCCAAATCGTCATGTGGCAGGTGCTCAAAGCATATTCAGACTTTCCTCGGCTGCGGGTTTCCGTCTGGCAATTCGACGATATCGGCCCTGCTGAGCCTGAGTTTATCTAGTAATGGTATGCCACGCAGCGCGTCGTCTATTTGTTGATTTTAATTGGTGTTGACGTTTGTGCGTTCCGCGTTCTACAAAAGCAAACGGTCCCGGGGGCTGATTTCCGGGACCGCGCTTAACTACACCGATGTGTTCTTCGCGGGATCATCGGGCAGAGATTGATTTAGGCAATTCTACCGCCCTAGTCAATATCCTCTCCCCAAAATCCGCAAAATTCCCATCGGTTCTTCGTCGAAGTCGGCGCGGGGTATTTTTGGCATGGGGTGGTCCCGTGTAGTCCTAGCCCTCGCACAGTTTGAGGTTGGCAGACTGCGGATAAGCATCGGATAGCGCACTACTCTTGAATAAGCAGTTTGGCGGTTTCTGTAGGGATAACCGTACCGATGTATAAACGCGCCTATTCCAACTGCCGTGATGTAGGTTTCGGTTCGATTTTTTCGCACCGGACGGCGCTACAGGACTTTCTTTGAGTAATCAGTAGATAAGTAAATCTATTCTCTAACTGAGACTGTAAGAAAGATTGATGGTTACGCGCGAGGGGACGGGCAACGGTATCACGTCGGGCAGAAAAGCAGCAGCAAATGGGTAAATACGAGGATTTTCTTACGGCGAAGCGATCAGTCGATCCGATGACTGGATTAGATAAGGTTGGGCGGCTACCGAAGTTTTTCAAACCACATCAATCGGATATCACAAAATGGGCACTACGGCGTGGACGTGCCGCAATATTTGCCGGTACTGGTCTCGGCAAAACATTGATGGAATTGGAATGGTCGCGTCAGGTTTCTAAATTCACAGGCAAACCAGTTCTGATTTTGGCACCGTTGGCGGTATCGGCCCAGCATGTTCGCGAGGGCGAAAAGTTCAATATTCAGACTAAGGTGGTCCGATGGCAGAGCGAGGTCGTCGACGGGTTTTCAGTTACGAATTACCATAAGCTTAATCATTTTGACCTATCGGAGTTCGGCGGCATCTGTCTGGACGAGTCGTCAATCCTAAAAAACACCGATGGGCATTACAGGTCGAAGCTAATCCGCGAGGCGGCGCAGATACCGTTCCGGCTTGCGGCTACGGCTACGCCAGCGCCAAATGATTTTATGGAACTCGGCAATCACGCCGAATTTCTCGGCATCATGTCTTACACCGATATGCTCGCGACGTTTTTTGTGCATGACGGTGGGGATACATCGAAATGGCGTCTCAAGGGTCATGCGGAGGATGCATTCTGGAAATGGATGGCGTCTTGGGCGGTGATGCTGCGGAAGCCATCGGACTTGGGATATGACGACGCCGGATATGACCTGCCGCCATTGCGGGAGTTTCAACACACGGTAGGCGTGCCATATGCGCCCAATATTGATACTGGATTATTATTCCCCATGGAGGCTACGGGCCTCGGCGAACGCATCAAGGCGCGGCGCGGATCAATTGATAGCCGGGTCGAGATGGCGATTTCACTGACGCCGCAGGATAAGCCGTTCGTGTGGTGGTGTAATTTGAACGATGAGAGCGCGGCTATTACGACCGGAATTCGTGGCGCGGTTGAATTGCGCGGGTCGGATGAGGATACAGAAAAAGAGCGAAAGATTATTGATTTTATCGAGGGGCGCACGCGGGTGCTTGTCACCAAAGCGTCGATCTGCGGGCATGGACTAAACCTGCAACATTGCTCCGATACGGGTTTTGTGGGGGCCAGCGATAGTTTCGAGCAGACCTATCAAGCGGTGCGGCGGTTCTGGCGCTTTGGGCAGGCCAATCCAGTTAACGTGCATTTTATTGCGGCCGAAACCGAAGGTGCGGTTGTCGCTAACTATCGCCGGAAAGAGGCGGACGCCGACCGGATGGCTGCGGCGATGGTTCGGCATATGGCAGACCTATCATCACAGAATGTTCGCGGACAGGTCAGGGATAAACTTGACTATCATCCGACCCTTAAAATGCAAATCCCGACATGGGTAGGAGTTTCGATATGAATGCTTTAGAGCATCCGAGTATCAAGGCGGTCGATCAGGTCATCACACCGGAATATGCGATTTATCAGGGCGATGCGTGCGAATTGATCCGTGGCATTCCCGGCGACTCGATTCCTTACGGCATTCATTCGCCACCGTTCGTTGGATTATATAAATTTTCTAATTCCGACCGAGACATTTCAAACAGCGATGGTGTTGGGTTTTGGGAACATTACCAATTCATCATTTCAGACTTGCTGCGAGTAACCCAGCCTGGCCGGCTGCATTCGGTTCACTGCATGAATTTGCCGAGATCTAAAACGCGAGATGGATTTATCGGTATCAAGGACTTTCGCGGCGACGTAGTGCGGGCCTATGAGGACGCTGGTTGGTATTTTCACTCCGAGGTTTGCATCTGGAAAGACCCTGTAGTGGCGCAGCAGCGCACCAAGTCGATTCGGCTACTGCACAAGCAGATCGTGAAAGACAGTTCAATGAGCGGCCAAGGGCTGGCCGACTACATCGTGACGTTTCGCAAGCCCGGAGATAATCTTGAGCCAATCGCTGGCATGTTTGATGAATTCTATGGGGATGGGCTGGATATCAGCAGGGAAGCTTATGAGCGGCAGCGGCGATCTTGGACGGATGCGGGCGGTGCGGCTTGGTCTTACGAAATGTGGTGCTCGGTGTTGGTCTGGCAGCGGTACGCTTCGCCTGTATGGATGGATATCAAGCAGACAAACACATTGCAGTATCGGCAAGCGCGCGATGAGAAGGATGAGGCTCACATTTCCCCGCTGCAGCTTGATGTGATTGAGCGGTGCATTGACCTTTGGTCAAACCCCGGAGACGTTGTGTTGACGCCGTTTCTAGGGATCGGTAGCGAAGTCGTTGGCGCAATTTCTGCTGGTCGACGTGGGATGGGGTTTGAATTGAAAGCCTCCTATTTCAAGCAGGCCATTCGCAATTGTGCCGATGTCAAGAAAAAGGAAGGTGGGCTTTTGGATTTTGTCGCTCGTGGCGATTTCGATGATGCGGTCGCGGCGGAATAGGAGGGCACGAAGGGGGTGAAAAACATGAGACTGATCATCATAGAATCTCCCTACGCCGGCGACATTGATGTAAATATTAAATATGCGCGCCGCTGCGTTGGGGATAGCTTATCACGAGGTGAGGCTCCGATAGCGTCACACCTACTCTACACGCAGCCTGGAATCCTACGCGACAACGTTCCTGAGGAACGACAATTGGGAATCGGCGCTGGTTTAGCTTGGCTCGTGGTCGCGCAAGCTTGTGTTGTCTATACCGACTTGGGCATCAGTAAGGGTATGGAATACGGCATTGCTGCCGCCAAATCTGCTGGAATTCCTATTGAGTATCGAAGTATAGGAGGAATGCGTGACACTTGAAACAACTCCAGAAACGGAACTATTCCAGCGCGGACGGCAAGTCTTGGGCAAGACTGGCGGCGGCTTGATCGCCAAACTACTCAAGGCAAAAAACAACCAAGTCCCTCTCGCGCGATCGGCAATAGAGATCGCCTCTACGAAAGAAAACCCACGCGAATATATCGGCGCGGTGATTCGTGGCGGGGAGCGCTCGGAAATGGGCGCGGCTCAGCAATCTGGGTATGGCGATGATTGGTGGTGACATGATGGATATCGAGGCTGAGCTTGAGCATATCCTTCGCCGCGTTCCGGTTTCGAACATGGCTACGCTTGAAGCCCTCAACAGCGATGAAATTCAGGAGGGCTATCGGGATGGATTCGATGGCGAGCCTTGCGGTGACAATCGCAGCCGTTCTTATTGGCATGGTTGGCGCAACGGGATGATCGACAAGGGACGACTTAGGCCGGATTGGGCGAGTATGTCGCTCGTTCGCGAATATGTCGAATCAACCAAACGCCAGATGGCCCCTACGGACAACTAGGATGGACGACCACACAGAGAAGACCCTGCGCGAGGCCGGTATTCCGACCACGAAATTAAAACACGGTGAGAATCACCTGACATGCCCGAAATGCTCTCATCTGCGAAAAAAGAAACACGTTCGCTGTCTTTCGGTGAGGCTGGAACATGACGGCTGGAAATGCTACTGCCATCATTGTGGATGGCACACCGGCTCGGGTCAGTCCAGCCGCGCTAAAATGGGCAAAAGAAGCGCGCGGGCTATCCCCGGCGACTTTGGGGCAACTGCCCGTCGCAAGCGGAATAACATTTTTTCCGGAAGTGGGAGCTAAACGCCATGCGATATTTTTCCGCTACGCTGATGGATGGATGGCACGGTCATTCCCTGAAAAGGCGTTTGTGTCGGGCGGCGGCTTTAAGCGTTCGTTTTGGAACCTTGAGGCGGTTCTGCAGGCCAAGTCGGATACGGTCTATATAGTTGAAGGTCAGTTGGATGTTGGTGCCTTGGTTGAGTGCGGTATTTCGGTCGACGAAGTTTTAGGAGCGCATGGGGCCAAAGACAAGCCCACGATTGGCGACCCGAAGGAAATGGCTGGATATGCCTATGTCGAGGAAGCGCTTGAGGCGGGTTTAAATAGGGTAAAGCGTTTCGTTTGGTGCGGCGACGGAGACGGCGCTGGGCATATCCTGCGTGAGGACATGGTGAAATTGCTGGGCGCGGCGCGGTTCTGGTTCATTGAGTGGCCAGAGGGGATCAAAGACGCCAATGACATGCTGCTCAAAGACGGTGCGGAGGCGCTACGTGAGTTAGTTTCGGATGGGGCGCTACCATGGCCCGTCAACGGGCTGTACCGCCTCAGTGAGCTTCCTGAGCCCGCTCCGATGGTATTGTGGGAACCGGGCTTTCCTCAATGGGAGCGGAAGATAATGCTGGCACCGCGAACGTTGAGTGTGGTTACGGGGCATCCGGGGATGGGAAAGACTTTTTTGTGGAATCAAATTTGGTTTAACGTTGTCCAGAAATACGGAATACCGTTTTGCGGGGCGTCATTCGAGACGCGACCCAAGCCTCATATTAGGCGTCAGATCAGGACGCTTCTGACGGGCAAGAGAGAGTGGGAGTTGGATCAACCCGAAACAGTTGCCGCCGATCAATGGATAAACGATAGATATCTATTTTTGGTGCATCCTGATCAGCGACCCAATTTGGAATGGTTTTTGGATATGGCTGAAGTAGCCGTCGTTCGTCATGGCGCGCGCATCATTCAATGTGATCCATGGAACCGTTTAGAAGGCGCGCGGGTGTCAGGTGAGAACGAAACCGATTATATTTTGCGTTGCCTGCGGACGCTTTATTCTTTTGCGGTTGATATGAATTGCCATGTCCAGATTCTGGCCCATCCGTCCAAAATGGAAGGGGCGCGGCGTGGTCAGCCTCCGATGCTGGAGGACATAGCTGGCAGCCGTCATTGGGACAACATTGTTGACCAAGGCTTTACAGTTCACCGCCCCAAAATGTTTGAAAAAGGCGAGCGCAAAACGGAAGCCTCGCTCTATCAACGCAAGGCGAGATTCGAGGAATTGGGCTATCCCTGCAAGCTGGAATTGGACTTCAAGGTCAATCTTGGGAAATACGTTTCGGTCGATTATGAGATGGGAGGCTAGGCATGGGCGCGAACAGCAAAATAGAATGGTGTGATGCGACTTTTAACCCTTGGGTGGGCTGCTCGAAAGTCTCGCCGGCATGCGACGGTTGCTTTGCGGAGCATCTGATGGACACGCGTCTTGATCGTGTCGAATGGGGACAGCGCAAGACGGAAACCACAAAGGCCAGCGTCGGGACGCGCAGTCGCACCTCTGCCGGAAACTGGAAACAGCCGATCAAGTGGAACAAGGAAGCCGGAATCGCCGGGACGCGCCCGCGCGTATTCTGCGCCAGCCTTGCCGACGTGTTCGACAACCAAGTCCCGCCCGAATGGCGCGCGGACCTGTTTGAGTTGATCCGCGTCACGCCGAATCTCGTTTGGCTGTTGCTGACAAAGCGCCCGCAGAACATCGTCAAGATGGTTCATGCGTCAGGCGCCATCGCCGGCAACGGCACACGGTATCTGCCGCGCAACGCCGCGCTCGGCACCACGATTGAAGATCAGACCCGCGCGGACATCAACGTTCCGGCGCTGCTCGATGCGAAGTATAACTGCTTTCCCGCTTTCGTTTTCGTCTCATGCGAGCCGCTGCTTGGCGCAATCGATCTGAGGCGCATCTGCCTTCTTCCGCAAAAGCCCGGATCAATCCGTGCCGGCATTCACATCGATGCCCTCAGCGGCCGCTATTGCGAAAGTGGCCTGCGATACACCGGACCATGGGATATCCGCGGTCCCGCGCCGCCGGCGGATGCGCCAGCCGTTGTTATCGACTGGGTAATTGCTGGCGGCGAAACCGATCAGGGCAAGCACAAGGCGCGGCCGTCTCAAGTCGCGTGGTTTCGCTCCTTGCGCGATCAGTGCAAGGCTTCCGGTACAGAATTCCACTTCAAACAATGGGGTGAGTACGGCCCCTCAACCAGTGGCTGCTATTCGCCGGACCTAGATTTTGTGCCGGTCGAGAGATTTGGCAAAAAGGTAACGGGCAGGATACTCGACAACCGTGAGCACAACGGTTTTCCTGAATTGGCGCACGCATAATGCCAACCCTATCCAAAAGCGACCACCGTGCCGTAGTTCGCTACGCAATGGACCGAATAGACGAAGCATTGGCGCAAGCATTAATGCAAGATTTTTGCGCTGCAAATGGCATCCTGATCCACACCGTTCGGGATGCGAACAATTCGCCATGGGCGATGGATCAGCGTGTCCGGGTGGCGGTATTTCTCCGTAGCAAGCGCATCAAGCATGTCGTGATCGCAAAGTGCATGCATCGGCACGTGGATATGATAAAATACTACACAAGTCCGACGCTGCGCCAGCGCAAGCGGGATTATAACCGGCTCAATACCGGACGGTGGAGGGAGAGTGTCCAGCCCTTGGAGACGCGCCCGTGAACGTACTAGATTTATTCAGCGGCATTGGAGGATTTAGTCTTGGCCTCGAAAGAGCAGGAATGCGAACCGTCGCATTTTGTGAAATTAATCCATTCGCCCGACACGTCATCGCAAAGCATTGGCCAACTGTCCCTTGCTATGATGACATCCGAACCCTCACTTACGAGCGTCTCGCCGCCAACGCCGCAACTGGCGACATCCAAATTGATGTCATCTGCGGAGGCTTTCCATGCCAAGACGTATCGTTCGCGGGAAGAAGATTGGGGCTGGACGGCGAGCGCAGCGGACTATGGTCTGAATACGCCAGACTTATTGGCGAGATTCGACCCAAAATCGTCATCGTGGAAAACACACCAGGCTTGCTTTCTCTCGGAATGGGAATCGTTCTCGCAGACTTGGCCGCGCTCAGGTATGATGCAGAATGGCATTGCATACCAGCTTGCGCCGTTGGTGCGGATCATCTCCGGGATCGCGTCTGGATCATTGCTTGGCCCAGTGAGGCATATGCTTCCAACGTTGACGGTGAAGGGCAATTACAACGTCAAAGGCATGTCAAAAACCAGCGGAGACGGGCTGGCGACGGTTTTGCGGAGAACGCTTCCGACTCTGGTTGCTCACGATTACCGGGGAGGAGCGAAGCCGGAATCGGCGGAACGCAAACAACTAGATACGGCTCGTGGATTAGACTTGCCATCAAGTCTGCGAATGATTTTCCCCGAGAGCACTGGAATCATAAACCCGTGCTGGGCCGAAGGTTACATGGGGTTTCCGATGGGAACTATATACATGACTCCCTTGGCTCATTGTAACACTTCGTGACTGCGCGGTACTTGCGTATACGCAGGATTAGCGTATGTTGTGTCTATCAGAACCGGAGCAAGCAAATGGACAGCCCATGGGATAGACATCAGGAAATTGAGGACATCCCGCTTATTGAGCGCACCTTTCTTGCTCGGTGTCCGAACGGAAGAATGACGGCGGTCAATCGCTTTGACTACAATCTGTCGATCTGCACAGGCGGCGATAGCTACGTCCAATGCGTCGATACCGGGCATATACAATCCAAGCGGCTTACCTTGTTGACGGAAGAAGAACAGGCTGCCTTTGTGGCGCTAAATGACCGACCTACATACGATGACTGGATTATAGAATTGCGCGGGGCACCCTTGTGACCGCCACCCAATACAAAGCCACTATAAAGGCGCTGGGCTTGTCCCAGCACCTCGCGGGCGATTGGCTTGGCATCGGCCGGCGAACCTCTCAGGGCTACGCGCTGGGCGAGTATCCCGTGCCAGAACCGGTGGCCAAGCTGTTGCGGCTTTGTGTGAAGTTGAAACTTAAACCTGCCGACGTGAAATAGGAGAGATAGATGGCCGAACTCCACCTTGTGGTTGGGAAAGACAGCTACGGCGTACAGCGTGTCTATGGGGAGCATCGATCCCTTGATGTTGCCGAGACGATGGCAAAGGAAGAAGCCGCTACTTACGTCAGGTCTAGGCCAGATACCGGCCCGCTATCGCGTTGGGAATTTGAAATTCTGGAATAGGTGCATGGGCGACGAACGCGACATTATCGAAAAGCTGCTAGACTTCGAGCGTTGCGGTCAAACGGCAGGAACGCGGGTTAGCCTGCGAGAATGCGCGGCTGTCGAGATATTCAGGCTCAGGCAAGAAGTCGAACGACTTTAGCCACAAAGGACGTAAAATGAGCCAAGGGAGTCATGTATATAGTTCCCTTTCCGATAGGCTGGACAGAATTGAAGCTCTCGGCAATGCCGTCGTCCCGCAAATTCCGGAAATCATCGGGCGGGCAATCATGAAATACAATTCCGCAAAATAATAATTGACATTCCATTTTACCCAGCTATTCTAACCATACGCCAAGGAGGCAGCGAGCCTCAGCCCCCACGGATGGGAGATTTAGATGGTTCCAGCCAAAACAATGTTCCTAGACATCGGCCAGCGCCGATATCAGGTCGCGTCTTTTGAGCAAGCCTCAGTCATGTTTTGCTGCGCCCGCGACAAAATGGGCGAAGGCGCTTCGAAAACTCCCTCTCCCCATATCACGGGAGAGGATGGTTCCGTTATCGGCTACATCGCCTATAATGGGCGGGTGTTCGCGGGAAAGGCTAGGGCATGGACCGTCGAAACGCCGCTGCTGTTTGATAATCGCGTGGAGGCCTGAGTAATGGGCGTCCTAATCACATCCTCCGACCCGCAGGACATCATTGCGCTATTCGTTGGCGAGCGCCAGCATGACGCGCACGTCAGCGCTCGGAAATGGCATCTGTATATGGTGCAATTCGACGCGAACTATCTGGTCGCCATCGCGCGGCGGCAGACTTACAAGCGGAGCATCGGGAAATGACTGAGGGCATGACCTGTTACGAGCGCGACGAAACCCTTTGCGAGGATGGTATGTGCCTTCGCACTGGCTGTCGGCTTCGCAATCAGCGGTTGGCGGCTAGTATTCCAGAGCGCCTAAATCCGCTACTCAAAGTGGACGCGATACGCGCCGCAGATGAAGCTGCCTGCCGTCGTGACGGTATGTTTCGCGATCTTTTCAGCGAAGATGATCGGCTTGACCTGATCGTCACCATAATTCGGGCGGCAACGACCGTTGCTTTAGGCGCGCCGTCGCTTTCTACAGCGGAGCCGCCCGATGCCTGACCGCAAGATAATCACCAAATACGACCCGCCGCCGATACCTGCGCGGTTCTGCGATTGGAGCGCGGTACGCGATGGCTGGGATTTGGGAGACCATATCGGTTACGGCGAGACTGAATCTGCGGCGGTTGCCGATCTAATGGTGTGGGAGGAAATGGACGAATGAGCCATGGTCGCAGGTTAGGTTTTATGTGGGGGAGCGCTTTCGGGGCTGGGCTTGCTTTAGCCTTGACTCTGCATTGGGCATTTATTGGAGCGGCGTTTGTAAGCGCATTTGGTGTGGTTGCTTTTAGTCGCAATGATACGGATGCGCTCCTATGACCCAAGCCGCCATAGCCGCTGCCATAGCCCACAAGGTATACGAGGCAGAGCAGATCAACGCCGCCATGTTAGGCCACGACCGAGTTGACCGCGCCTTACTTAGTTATGGGGCTTGGACGGAAACATTCGCCCGTGCGTTTGAGGCGGATAGGCCAGCAGTATGGCCGCGCGGATGTGAGCCGCAGTAATGCGCAGCGCGATCCTCATAGTTTTAATGGTCATCGCTGTTGGCGCGTCGCTGTTGGTGCATTGTGCGGCATGCGAGCTTCACGTTTGGGCTGTCGACCGAATGTCCAACGCAGATGAAAAGAAGAAGTATCAAGGTTGGTTTTATCGCTACGCTCAAAAAGTCAGCCGCCCCGTCCTGTGGCTTGAAAACAAGGGGTGGATTTGATGCCCGATAACCCCCTCCAGCACCATCAGCGAGCCGAAGTAATTATATTTCAGCAACAGAAAGGATAAGATCGTGAAAAAGAGAATTGAGGTTCATTCGCAGGTGGAATTCGACGCCTGCGTAAAACTCGGCAACATCGCCGTTGTGGTCAACTGTAGCGTCGTGGCGTGGGAGAATTCCAGCGTCGAGGCGTGGGAGAATTCCAGCGTCGTGGCGCGGGGGAATTCCAGCGTCGTGGCGCGGGGGAATTCCAGCGTCGTGGCGCGGGAGAATTCCAGCGTCGTGGCGTGGGGGAATTCCAGCGTCGTGGCGTGGGAGAATTCCAGCGTCGTGGCGCGGGGGAATTCCAGCGTCGTGGCGCGGGAGAATTCCAGCGTCGTGGCGTGGGAGAATTCCAGCGTCGAGGCGTGGGGGAATTCCAGCGTCGAGGCGCGGGGGAATGTGTTCGTCCGGCTTTGGTCCGCGCTTTCGATCAAGGCTTCGCTGCGCGTCGCGATCATGGTGCATGGCACCGCCGCAACGCTTGAAGGCGGCAATCAAATCCAGGCGCTCAATCCGCAGATCGGCTCGGAATGGTGCGAGTATTTCGAAATTGATCCGGCGACCACGCCGTTCGTGATTCCGGATATCGACGCCGCCATCTTAAAATCCATCGAGGCCAACAAAGCTGCGGGCACCAACGGCCTAGATATGGGCAGTTGGCACGGCCAGGAGTGCGATGAAACCAACTGGTGCGACACGACGCATTGCCGCGCTGGCTACGCCATCTGTCTCGCTGGAAAGGCTGGATTTGAATTGGAGCGCAAAGTTGGGGCTGAAACTGCTGGTAAAATGATCTATGCGGCAAGTCGACCGGACAAACCGCTTCCGGATTTTCACGCCAGCAATATGCAAGCGATGGAAGATATCATTGCTAGCGCGCGCAATGGCGGTAGTTGATGACGCCTCAAGAATTCAGCGACATACGGTCAACTTTCGGCTTAGGCCGAAAAGAATTTGCGTTGCTACTTGGGTACACGGGCGAGCCTCGGAACAATTGGGTTACCATCAAGCGGTACGAAACCGGAGAACGTGACATTCCACCAACAATTGGACGCTTGGCATTAATGCTATCGTGGTTCTATTGTGATTTTGGGAGACTGCCTGATCTAGATGCGGGGGAGCGGAACCCTCCATTAACACACTCGGAGTTTTTGGAGCGCAGGACATGACTAGAGCACAACGCAGAACGCTAGAAGCCGTCAAGGCGGGCAAGTCTCCCACCCTGGCAGGCAGAGCGCCGAAAGATGGCGAATGGTTTGTTTGCAAGGGCAGGTTTGGGTATTCGATCCATCAGGCAATCCGCGTTACAGCGGCACTGATTTTCTACAGGTACGAAACGAACGGTCGCGATCATCGCGCGCGTCAAGATGAAATAGTTTTCTCGGGCGGCAAAGCCAGCGCTGAAAAACTAGCTGCCCAGCTAACGTCATCACGCGCTCAATATGACCATGAATGCCGAACGGCTCACGAGCGCAAAGAAAAACGCAACGCTGAGTTAATCGAAGCTGCCCGACAAGCCCTTAACGCATCCCTCTCACCGCCTCTAGATTGGAAACAAGATCAGGCCGAAACTTCTTGCCTGCCCCGCTCACCGGCAGAGAGGGAGGGACAGCAATGAGCCAAGACAAAAACGATATCGGCAACATGACCGAAAAGGAAATTCCCGGCGTCCTCGAATATTACAAGGGACGGCTTCTCGAGGTGAAGGATGCAAGTCGCGAGGGTTGGTGGCGCTTCCATGAACATTACGACCGCCACGGTTATTGCGATAATCCGGCGCGGGGTTACTAGCCATGACCTCCCCCACCCTCCTATCCCTGGCAGGCAGAGTAGAATCTCTGACGGGGCGCGATCGGAATATTGCGAACGACGTCCTGTACGCGTGCGGTTGGACGACGCATGAAATCGGTGAAGGTGATAATCGCACCACGATTTGGACAGCGCCGCGTGGCGAAGAGTTTACTGACGGCGATCAACCCGACCCGACCGCCTCACTCGACGCCGCGATGACGCTGGTGCCGGAAGGCTGGGGCTGGAGCGTTGGCGATGTTCATGGGCCGCTAGAAGCATATTCTGGCAGCAGCGTACCTTGGGCTGAGATTTGGACCCGCGATGATCGCGACGTTCAAATCCCCGACATGAACTGGGATGGTTGCCGCAACCATCTTAATGCCGCCACGCCTGCGCTCGCACTAACCGCCGCTTCCCTCCGCGCCCGCTCCGCATTGGAGGCCAGTCATGGGTAAGGTGTTGACCTACAAATATCGCATTAAAGACCGGGGCACCCGTAAGGCGCTGCGACGGCATGCGATAGGCATCAATCAGGTCTGGAACTACCTCAACGGTTACCAGCGCGATATCGAGGAGCGCTATAAGGCCGGCAGGCCTAGCCGCAGATGGCCCAACCATTTTGACCTGACCGGCATGGTGTCCGGCGTTTCCAAAGAGCTTGAGGTTTCTTCCATCTCTATTGGAGAGGTCTGCCGCACCTATGTGCAGAGCCGGAACGCCAACAAGCGCTCGTTACGCTTCCGGTCCAGCTTCGGTGCCCGAAGGTCACTCGGTTGGATACCGTTCCGCCGCCCGACTACGGATGGCAACAGCATCACTTACTTGGGAAAGAAATATCGTTTCTTTGGAGCGAAACGTCGCCCGGTTCCTAATGTCATTAAGACCGGCGCGTTTGTCGAGGACGCGCGAGGCCGCTGGTACGTCTGCTTTACGGTCGAGGTGCCAGAGCTTCCCGCGGGCGTCGGAGCGATCGGCATAGACCTTGGTCTCAAGACGCTGGCGACCCTCAGCAACGGGGAAACCGTTCCGGCCCTCCAACACTACCGTCGATACCAGGACGCGCTAGCGACCGCCCAGCGGGCCGGGAATAAGCGTCGGGTATCCGCCATTCACGCTAAGATCGCGAACGCGCGCCGCGATCATATCCACAAGGCGACCACCAAGATTGCGCGCGAAAACCGTTTGATCGTCGTCGGCGATGTGAACGCGGCTCAGCTTAAGCAGACCAAGATGACGAAGTCCGTCTCGGATGCAAGCTGGACGATGTTCCGTAAAATGCTTGAATACAAAGCCAGTAGGCACCAAGCAATTTACGTTGAAGCCGACGAACGATTCACTTCCGTAACCTGTTCTGAGTGCGGTGCGCTCAGTGGCCCGAAAGGTCAAAAAGGGTTGCGAATAAGACAGTGGGAATGCTCGGACTGCGGAGCGTCGCATGATCGCGACGTGAACGCAGCCCGAAATATCCTACGTGTCGGGCAAAGCACTTTGCCTCATGCAGATGAAAGCCGGGCGTTCCGGATAGGTGCGACTCATGCCGGATAGGGTGAAGCGCATCAAGACCGTTGAGCACGAACCGGGAGAGGGCTGGATCGCGAGAAACCCATGGACCGGACAAGAAATTTTAGAGACCGGCTGGCGATGGAATAGCCGAGCGGTTGCGCGAACCGTCGTCGCCGAATGTCGACTGTTTCGCGAGAAATTCGAGGTCCGCCATGGATAGGGTGAAGCTGACGGAGGCGGATAAGGAACTGATGCGAGATGTTCGGATCGTAAGGTTCGCGCGATTGTTTGGGGATGAAGATTCTCAACATCTGCAGCGGCTGATCAGCGACAAACTTGTGTCATGGCGATGGAACGCTGGCCTGCCGGTTTACGAACTCACCGAATCCGGCCGCGCCCTACTCGCATCCAATGCAGGGGATTCGAAATGACGTTATCCGAAGCGAGAATGTTCGGCGAAGAAATAAATCAGAGATGCGGCGCCACTATCATATTCCGCGAGCCATCCAAGCGGCTGAGTTTCCAAGCCATAGCCGGTGACGATGAAAGCTGCCTCCCGCCTGGGGCCGTCATCATCGAACTCATCCTCGCATCCAATGCAAAGGGAGATTGAGATGGGATCGAAATTGAAGCCGGGAAATTTTGACTGTTACGCGAACGCTCTACCCGATGAGCCGATGTTTGTGCTTTTGGGACGCGATCGGCTTGCGCCGCCGCTCACTGCAATATGGGCAGCAATCCGCGCGGGCAATCGAACGGAAGCGAGGCGAATTTTCAGCGAGCTAGTCGAGGGACGATTAGCCGCGGGCTACGTATTTCAACCTGAGCCCGAGAAGGCCCTCGAAGCCTCCGACTGCGCCATGACGATGGTCCAATGGCGAAAAGAGAACAACGGCAAGTGGCGCCCATCCAATGCAAAGACGGGGGAGTAGGATGAGACGACGCGAACTTATCAGGCGACTACAGAGCGACCACAACGAATTGCGAGCGGCGTCCGGCGGTTTCTTCCCCGGAGGTCAACGGCGGGCGCAGGAAATGTCAGCCCGCCGCCTTGAGTTGCTTCACGCCCTCGAAAATCTACTGCCTGAAATTATCGAAAAGATGGAGCCCCAACCATGACAGCCGCCATCACACCGGGGAGAGATGAGTTGCTGGCGCTTGCGATTGAGCATTTGCGCGGGACCGAGCCCAAAGCGCCGCGCTGCAAGACATGAGGAGACGGTAAAGTGAAGCTACCTGTCTGCTTCGAATGCAATGGCACGGGTGCGTCACAGCCTGATTGCTGGCTGTGCAAGGGAGAAATGTTCATATCTGTCCGCAAGGCAAAGCGAAACGGATACGCCGTCGAGGATTTAGAAGACATCTACAGGGGCTCATGTCGCTGCCCGACGTATGAATGCAGTGGCAATACATGCGATTGGTGCGAAGGTGATGGGCGCGTTGATCCTGGTCTATTCGAGCGTGAAGTCACTCGCGTTTTGATCTGCGCCGCCACCGGCCGCATTCCGGATATTCCCGTTCCCTATTATGGCGGCTGGAGCAAATCCGACTACCTGCTTCTCAGTAGCGTTGCTGGTCGGCATTGCCGCGAGCGTCACTGGATACATTGGTCAACGAGCATTTTAGGTGACGATTTATCGTTGACCGATGCTGGGACCGTCGAATTCGAGCGCCGTCATCCGGCGTGGCTGGCGCAATTCGATTCCAACTGGATGCCCTATGACAGCGCCGGTCGTTGGGCGGATGACGGAGGAAAATCGCCATGACCAACTCTCACCCACCCCGCCCGAACCCCGACGCACTCGACATCCTCAAGACGGCTCGCTCTCGAATCCATGCAATGAAAGTCGCGCCGTGCTCGGGGCTCGCCAGCAGCCGCAAGGCCGCTGAAGAATTGGAGGAAGCGCTGGATTACCTCGCCAGCGAGCGAGATGAATGGAAATCGCGGTGCGTCTCGCTTGATGATCTAAGACGTGAACAGCAAGCGGACGTTGAGAGCTTGCAGGCAGTAGTCGCCGCTCATCAGTCAAGCCGTGATGCCGCAGAGGGCGCGGCCGAATATGAAACTGGCGACGAAATCGTTTTTCTTGACAGCAGCGGTGAGCAGCACAGGGTCGTTTACAATCTTACTGAAGATCAGTCCGGTCTTGGCAGTGGATGGTTCGTTCACCCGGACGATCCGTTCGAGGACGCCCCACCGAAGCCAGCGCCTGATGCCCCGGGACATACCGATTTAATGGTCACACCAGAAAGCCTAGATGCTTGGCTGGAGAAAAATCCGTTGCCCGCGCCTGATGCGATGCGGGGGGCGCTGGAGCGGTTGCTCGCTGCATTCAAGGGACTGCAGCCGTTTCCTTTAATTGTACAGGCCGTGGCGGAAGGTTTGATCCGCGATGCTGAAGCCGCCCTCTCCGCACCCGCGCCGTCACCCTATGGGGCAGGCAACGCGCTGAAAATATACGTCGATGGAATGACGGCCGACAACTGGGCCGGTATGCGCCTTCGATGCGAACGGCAGTTAAACGAACTCACCGCAGCGCTACCAGATCAGGTTGTGGTGGACTCCATGCAATGGCTTGGTGGTGATTACCGACGCCTCCAAAAGTTTTGCGGCTTGAACTTTGGCCGAGCAGATGCCCACGATGTGGCTTGGTTGGGACCGAACGACGGTGAGCAAGTGGTGATCTGGAATACAGCGCTGGATAAATGGCTGTGCTGCCCAAAAGGGCTTTGGATTGATCGACATCGCGATGGCGCTCTATTTCTTCGAACTCCGGAGCCTGGCGAATGATCCCATACCAGAACGCAACGAGCGGTCAAAAGGCGCGCGGCGAAATAACCAAAATGCTGCAAGCCTTCGGCTGCGAATCTGTTGGGTTCATGGACGACTTCGCCGCGCGAACGGTCATCCTGGCATTCAAGCATCGCGGCCGTCCGGTGCAGCTCAGGGCGTCGGCGAAAGGATGGGCAACGCTCTACCTTAAAGAAAACCCGTGGTCGCCGCAACGGCGATCCACCAGACAACAATGGGAAAACTCTGCGCTAGAGCAGGGCCTTCTCGCCATCAACTCGATCTTGCGCGATTGGGTCAAGGGACAAATTACAGCAGTCGAGTGCGGTATTCTTTCGTTCGAATCCGTGTTCATGCCGTACATGCTCACAAACGATGGCTGCACTGTCATCGAACGAATTTCCTCAATGGACCTATTGCCCGCGCCCGCCTCTACTGCCGGAGAGGTGGAATGACGGACAACGAACAAGAAATTATTGAGATTGCACGCGACCTTGTAGCACTTTGGGAAAGTCCTGCTATAAAAGGACTTGCGCGCTCGGATCGCAACGCGGCTATTGAAGATACGCGCAACGCTTTAATTCAGGCCTGTAGCTCAACGGTAGAGCCAAGCGCTCGTAACGCTTTGGTTGCTGGTTCGAGTCCAGCCGGGCCCACCAATGCCACTGTAGCTCAATCGGCAGAGCGGCGTCTTTGTAAGGCGAAGGTTGGAGGTTCGATTCCTCCCGGGGGCACCATTTATTTTGCGCTTCGCGATAGCGTTCTTGAGCAAGCAGCAAAGAACCTCGCGAAATGGTATCCAGAAAACAATAGCACGAATGCATTCTGCGCGGCTATTCGTTCGATGAAATCGCGTCCCTCCAGCTTGGCGGGGGATGAGCGGAATGGGTGAGCGTGGATTCGGAGCGCCGCTTGAAGGCACCCATGTCATTAAGTTGATTGAACGAATGCGCCGCGAAGGGCCTCCGAAAATCAAACGAAAGGGAGCAAAATAGAAAATGCCCCGTATATCCAAAGCCGAAGAAGCCTGGCCGGTTGCCAACATTGAGTGGCGCAAGACTGGCACACTCAAGCAATCCGCTGGTAACCCCAAGGATCACCCTCCGCAACAAGTTGATGAAATCGTAGCCTTAATCAAGGCGTTTGGCTGGACGCAGCCCATCCTTGTTAACGAAAGGGACGAAATTATAGCTGGCCACGGCAGGGATTTGGCGGCAATCAAGATGAAGCTGCCACGTGAGCCCGTGATAGTTGCGCGGGGTTGGAGCCCAGCTCAGATATTGGCCTATCGGCTCGCCGATAACCTCGTCCCGACCAAAGCACCATGGAAGCCGGAATTCGTCTCAGCGGACCTTGCTGCGTTATCGGAGATGAATTTCGATATTCGGCCATTTGGTCTCGACAACATCGAAATACCGGAACTTGAGGCGATCATTCCTGTCGCACCCAAGTCAAACCGTTCAAAAACCACGATATTTGTGAGTGTGCTCAATCAAGATGTTGAGAAAGCTCGCAGGGTCATATCAGCGGCGCTGGACAAAGCGCGTTTGGGGCATAATTTATGAAACACCCACCGTTCTTTTGCATGAAAACACTTATGGGCTTTGGTGGCCAAGATTTGAACCGCATTACGCTGAACTGCCCAGACGGCTCGGAATTCGTCTTAATGGAACTCGGCGAGGCTCGCACTGAGAAGGCTAACTACCGCGCCAATGAACTCGCAACCCATCTCTCTGCTCTCTGGGCCAAAACCGCACCAGCGCCCTCCCCAGCCCTATAGGGAGGCTATTGGGAGCGCGTCAAACCAGTGATAAGCTGAGGGAATGCCCGCTTTTACGAACCCGCGCTGGGAAAAAGCCTGTCAAGCTCGTGCCGCAGGCACTGAGATTGCCGCCAGCTACGCGCATGGCGGCTTTGTCAGCAAACCTGCTGCCGCAACTAGGTTTTTCAAACGCCCAGATATCCGCGCTCGTGTGGATGAAATAATCCAACAGCGTTATGACGGAGAGCACAAAGCCCGTGAAATCGCTACGAAAAAGGCTGGTTTGGAGGAGTCGTGGATTATTGAGCGGACCAAGTATGTTGCGGAGATTGCGATACGTGGCACGCCGATATTGGACGCGCAGGGCAGACCTACTGGCGGGTTTAGCGGCAAGCCTAATTTGCGGGCTGCGGTGTCGGCGCTGGCGTTATTAAGTGATTTCAAAGGGATGCGCATCCACCGGCTTGAGTTGGGCGCGCCAGGCGACTTTGCCCGCATGTCTGATCAAGAGTTGGATGATTCGCTGGTAGAGCAGGCGCGGAAGATCGGGCTTCCCGAGCAGGCCGTGACGCGGTTGCTGGAACTTCGGGCGAACGAGCCGGCGGCGGAATAGAGGCTTGTTTAGTCTTAACGGACGTGTTAGGGCTAAACAATGGATTTGCCGACTTGTAGGACATGCAACACAAAGCACCGCTTAGGAGCGATGTATTGTCCTGCACTCAAATCTCGCGGCGGCGGGGAAAGCAGACCCGCACTTAAAAAAGTTGGGATTAAAAAACGTCCCCGTATGGAGGTGGATTCCTCTGTGGCTACCCAACGCCACACAGCCGGAGTAGCGCCCAGCCCGCGAGATGCCAATCCCGTAGCGAAAGCAACCAAAGGCAAAACCGGAACGGCTGAGGTCATAGGCCTCGTAAGACGATCTACCGCCGGAACGGGGTTGCGAGTAGGCGAGGCTGACGCGGTTCAGCCTGCAACGTCTGAGATTATGGGCGTGACAGCCGGAGAGACGGCACCTAAATTCGACCGCGCCACCTATCACCGAAACTACATGCGCGACTACATGCGCAAGCGCAGAGAGGCTGGCAAGGACTACCAACGCAAAACGACCAATCCGAATTATAAGGGGAGACCTCGTGATGCTTAGCGTCTGGTATCGACGCCAAGCCGAACGCAAGGCAGAACAGAAATGAAAACTCCCCGTCAAGGGCAACCCGGCTGGGAATGCCCAGAGTGTCATCTGAAGCGCGGCAAGGATAGGCATGATCCGTGCTTAGGGGAATTGCCGGGAGTTCTATCCGCGTGCTGTGGGCATGGCGGCAAGTCGTCATTGTCGACGATTGGTCATATTTCTTTTGAGAACGGGACTGTCATTCGGTTTGCCAGCCTAACCGAAACAAGGCATCGCCGCCGCCAAGCCAAAAAGTTGGAGGCTGGGGAATGAGAAACTTTTTGATCTTGGTGCTTATGCTGATGGTATGGGCCTCGATCTGCGTGTGGGTAGAAGTCAGGGATATTCCGCGCACCTCAGCAATGTGTATTGCGTTCTTTTATGGAGGCTTGGTCAGCCTTGTCACCATTTTTGTAATAATGAACGCAAGTTGACGCGCCGCAAGGCAGAGGAGGCCGAATGACACTAGAGATGAGAAAGATGCCATACGGGTCCCCATCCAGCCGAACTCATCAAGCAGGGCAGGGCTAAGCGCAAGAGCCAGTAGGGGCCGGTTTATGAACCACCATGTACCGCGAGAAGATATAGAGCGCTTCACCGCACAGCTAGCCGAGAAGCGCCGCCGCATGGCGAAGCAGGAGCACTCCCGTCGGGGCTATCGGGATGAAAACGGCGTGTGGCAAGGCGGGTTGTTGGCGTTTGTGCGGTACTTCTGGCATGTGCTGGAGCCGGGCACGCCGTTCACTGAAGGGTGGATTTTGGAAGCTATTGTAGAGCACCTAGAAGCTGTCACTTTTGGTGAGATAACAAATCTCTTGGTCAATGTACCCCCGGGCTGCTGCAAAAGTCTTTTGACGAATGTCTACTGGCCGGCGTGGGAGTGGAGCGCAATGGAGCTTTCACATATTCGCTATGTGACGTTCTCCTACAGCGCCAGCAATACAGAGCGGGACAATCAGCGCTTTGGCGATCTCGTTACGTCGTCCGAATTTCAACTCATGTATCCAGAGGTGAAGATTCGTCAGAACGGAATGACGATGGTTTCCAACTATAACCACGGTTGGAAATTGGCGTCGTCAGTCACAGGCAGCGCTACCGGAAAAAGAGGCAATCGGGCGATTTGTGACGATTTGAATAACGTGAAAGAGAGCGAATCAAAGCCTGTCATGGAAGAAACTAATAGGTGGCTGAGGGAGTCGCTATCCTCACGCCTCAACAATATGGAGACCGATGCGAAGATCGTTATCGCCCAACGTGTAGGGGAGGGGGATGCCTCGGGCGAGATTTTGTCTCTTGGCTTGCCGTATTGCCACCTCTGCATTGCGATGGAGTACGTTTGGAGCGCCGACGAAAACGGGCAGCCATATGCGACACAGATAGGGTGGGTTGATCCGCGCTGGCGACCGACGCCGGAAGAGTGCAACGGCGAGTTGGCGTGGCATGAAAGATTTTCTGAAAATGCCGTTCGCGCTCTAAAGAAAGAGCTTGGCCCCTACGCAACCGCAGCGCAGCTCCAACAAACCCCTGAGGCACGCGGTGGCGGCATATTCAAGCGTGATTGGTGGCAAGTATGGGACCCGCCAGATGGGAAATTTCCACCGTTCTCATACATCGTGGCATCCCTTGACGGCGCATTTACCTCCAAAGAGGAAAATGACCCTTCGGCTCTCACGGTGTGGGGTATTTTTGAAAACGAGATGGGCTACAACCGGGCCATGCTGATTCACGCATGGAGCAAGAAGCTTCCGTTTTCTGGCGTGAAAGTGGATGTCTTGCCCGGCGAGCATGATTCCGTATACCGCAGGCGCGCAATGCCGCATTGGGGCTTGATCGAATGGGTTGCCGATACCTGCAACCGCTTCAAGGCTGATAGACTGTTGATTGAAAATAAAGGACCAGGCATTTCGGCGGCCCAATCGTTGAGTAATTCGCACGGGCGCTCTGGATGGGCTATTGAATTGGTCGAACCAAAAGGCGATCACACAGCCCGCGCCCTTGCGGTACAGCCGACGTTCTCTCAACTCATGGTGCATGCGCCTGACCGGGAATGGGCTGACGATACGATTGATGAAATGGCTGTGTTCCCCAAGGGTAGGCACGATGACCGGGTAGATTCCGCCACCCAAGCCATCAAGCACTTACGCGACAATGGCATTCTGCGGTCTGATGAGGAGCGACGCGCAGAGGAAATCGAAGCAGTGACGCACAAGGGTAAGCAGATGCAGAAGCGGCCGCGATATCCCGGCATGCGGGCTACTGGCTAGATTAATGGCGGCGGATGTGATATCGTCGACGCCGCAACGGATTGCCAAGAATGCGGCTGGGCGTGGTCGTCCCGCCCAATGTGACGGCAAAGGTCGCGTTTAAGCAATATCGTCGCAACAATCGCGATGTTTACCGATGCGAGCATTGCTTCCTTTGGCATGTCGGCACGCCGGAGCCCAAGATCAAGAAATTCATCAAGCGCCAGAAGTTGGTGCGTCTAGTCGTCGAACCGGAATGGAGATTTGAATGAGCGATATTGTTGATAGATTATGCCATCCAATACGCATTAGGGTGGCGAAAGTCGCCTCAGCCCTTGACGCATCGGACATTGGCGGGCCGTTGCCCTTGCATGAGCCGCAGATTATAGCCGATATGGCGGAAGCTGCGGCACTAATTGTGCAGTTGCGTGCCACCATTGAGCAACTGCGCTCCGTGGCTGGCAGCACAAGAAGCGAGAGGATGTGAAATGAGCGATATTGTTGAGCGGCTAAGGGAAGTTGCGAATATCAAAAATGGCGGCCCGATCCCCGATGAACTGGCCCCAAATGTTTGGGGGGCTGCCCTCAACGATCTTTGCGCTGGTGCCGCCGATGAAATTGAGCGCCTTCGTGCCGATATTGTGCTGCTGCGATCAATGGCAGGCTCAGTATCATCGGGCCCAGCCTTCGTTGAGATCAAGAAGGATGCGCGTGGATGAACAAGCCCCGCATCATCACAGGCCAAGGCCCGCTAATTATCCCTAAAACAATGCCAGCAGGCGGCGACGAATGTGTTGAGTTGCTGGAAAGCATGCTCGCCAGCGCCAAGAAGGGCGATATGTCATGGCTCGTGGTTATTGCGGGCGGTCCAAGCGATTATGGCGTGGCGCACGTCGGCAACAATGCGGCCCAGATGAACTTGGGCATTGATGTTGCCAAAGAGGCCATCCTCAAGCGGGTCAAGGTGGGATGATGTCACGCAACTTTGGCCTTAGCCGCTCCCCGACGTACCGCATTGAAGGTCGATTTGGTGTGATGGGAGGCGTATCGGCAGAGGATGCCGATTGGTACGGCGCAACAGTGCCAGATGCCAAAATCTACCCTGAGCGGGCACGTTTGGCGGGCTGGGTTTACATCCCTCTTATGGTTTTGCTGGTTTCTGTGTTAATCATCGGGCTCCGCATCCTCTTTGGGGGCTGAGCCTTGGCAGAGCCGCAACTTTCCGAACCTATCAACGTCCAGATTGTAGACGATGATAACAGCGCTGCCCGCGTTGTGGACGGGAATCTGGAAATCCCGACTCCGGACGGTGGCGTGGTGATCAAGTTCAATCCCACGCCCGATTCTGATCCAGATAACGACGATCCAGCCAAGTTCTACGAAAACATTGCCAGCAAAATACCTGAAGCCAAGCGAATGACGATCGCTGAGGAACTGATGGAAGCCATTGAGGCTGACGATCAGTCCCGCGCCGAATCGCTCGCCAATCGTGCCAAAGGCATGGATTTACTTGGGCTGCAGATACAAGACCCTAAAGCGGGCGATGGCGCTGCGGCTGCGGACGGTATGTCTGTGGTGACCAATCCGTTGCTGCTCGATGCCATCCTGAAAGGTTGGGCCAACGCGCAGGCTGAATTCTTGCCGGCGGATGGCCCCTGCAAGGTTGAGGATTTTGGAACCAATCCCAGCCAACAGCGCGACGAACTAGCCGACGCTTATGAGCGGGACATGAACTACTTTCTGACCTCAATTGCGACGGAATATGCGCCAGAGACCTCGCATATGCTGTTGTGGGGGACATTTTTCGGCGGGGCTGGCTTCAAGAAGGTGTACATGCACCCGATGAAGAAGCGGCCTACCTCGGAGAAGGTCGATAGCAAGGATTTGATTGTTTCCGATGCCACCACGGACCTGAAGTCGGTGGAGCGTATCACCCACGTTATCTCAATGCGCCAATCGGTTATGAAGCGCATGCAAATGAAAGAGTTTTATCTTGAGGTGACGCTGACACCGCCGACGCCGACGCCGAATGCGGTTGATGAAAAGACAGCCGCTATTCAGGGAGTATTTGCCAGCAAATCGCGACCGGAAGATCAGCCCTATACGCTATGGGAAACGCAGTGCGAGCTTGATCTAGAAGAGTTTGCACCGAAGGATTTCAAAGGCAAGGGCATCCCACTTCCGTATCTGGTCACGATCGAGAAGGATTCGCGAGTTATTCTGGCGGTGCGCCGAGATTGGAAACCGGAGGATGAGGACTGCATGCGGAAGCGCATGTACGTCAAGTATCCTTACGTGCCGGGACCGGGTTTTTATGGCACTGGCCTGCTGAATATCTTGGGCAATTCCACTGCGGCGATGACGGCGGCGTGGCGGATGTGCCTTGATGCCGGCATGTTGGCGAACTTCCCGGCGTTCTTGATTGCGAAACTGGCGGGGCGGCAGAATACCAGCGATTACACACTCAACGCAGGGACTGGCACGCCGATTGAGACAGGCGGCCGTCCAATCAATGAGGTGGTCGCGGACCTTCCGTACAAGGAGGCTGGCCCCGGCCTAATGGCGCTGATTGACAAGATCACGGAGCAATCCAAGAGCGTAGGAGCGGCGGCTGAAATTCCTGTCGGAGAGGGCATTCAGAACATCCCCGTAGGCACCATGCTTGCCCATATTGAGATGGCTACCAAACTGATGGCGGCCACGCACAAGGGTATGCATAACGCTCAGGATGAGGAACTTGGGCTAATCGCGGACTTGTTCCGGGAGGCCCCCGAATCGTTTTGGAAGGCCAACAAATCGAAGGCGTCGCGGGCGTTCGGATGGACAGCGGATAAATTACTGCAAGCGCTGGATACCGTGACGCTGGTGCCTAAGTCGGACCCAAACATTCCGAGCCATATCCATCGAACCATGCGGGCCGTGGCGTTGGTAGAACTGCAATCCGGCCCGCTAGGCGCGTTGATGGACCCGGTTGAAACGCTCAAGCGGACCCTGCGGGCCATGCGTGAGGACCCGAACGGCTTGGTCAAGCAACCGCCGCCCTCGGATGGCAAGCCATCGCCAGAGGAAACGACGGCCAACGCCAAGATGCTTGATGCTCAGACCAAGGCCAAGAAACTAGAGGTGGTTGAGGCGCCGGAGATGGCCCAGAAGGCGCAACTAGACCAGCAAAAGACCGAAGGCGTCATTAAAGGCAAGACAATTGATCTGGCGCGCACGCTGGTTACCCATGGCGGGGAGCGTGAGGATGCGGCGCATCAGCGCCAAGTCGATACCGTTGACCATGGTGTGAAAGTTGCGGACCACCTCCACACCCGCGAAATGGATCACAAGACGCATGACCTTGAAGAGCGCAAACATGGTTTGAATATGCAGACCGCAGCGTCTGATGCTGCACTTGGGGCGCAGAAAGCGACAACGGAAACCGCGAAAGCGTTTGCACCGAACTCCGAACCGAAACCAAGAGGCAAGAAATGACAGGATCGTCACCCGCAGCGGTATTGCGCTCAATTGCCCACCGGCTGGGCTGTTCTTATGCTGATATCGAATCGGTCATAAACGAAAAAATGGGCGGGAAACCAATTGTGGCGGTTTCGGATGCTGATGTTAGATTGGACGCGATCCGCAAAAAGCTGATGACCCCAGAGGGCGAGTGCGTGGTTAAGCAAGCTGCAAGGATGATTGCTAAAACCTGATTTTGGTGCGATATAGAGCCATACAGCTACGTTGCCACACAAAGGAGACCGATGTGGGACACCCTTTTGCAGCTCATAGGCAAGGCAAGGTCGAGAAATCCCGCGTCGGTCATATTACCAGAGGCTACGCGAGTGGCGGTGCTGTTCATAGCGACGAAAAGCAGGACCGCAAGCTGATCCGGAAGATGGTTGGCGAGATGGTCCCGGACGGGGACAAATCCAAACATCGCGCGGATCGTCCTCATCGCGCTAAGGGTGGTCGCGTCAAGGGGAATTCACGCACCATAGTTAATGTTATCACGGGCGGGAATCCGGCAACCGGAACCCCGCCGCCCCTGCCCCCAGCGCCGCCCATGGGCGGTGCTCCCGCTGGCGCTATGCCGCCGCCCCACCCGCCGATGGCACTACCGCCCGGCGCTGGCCCGGGGATGGCCCCTCCGATGCCGATGCGGGCCAAGGGCGGTCGGGTCAATGCTGGTAGCAAAGTATACGAGGAAGGCCGCCGCAACGGCACTCAGGTCCAGCATGATGCTGGCAAAAACGATATCAGCCCGAAGAACCTCAATCGCCCCCGTGTCGTGACATTCAATACTGGCGGTGGCGTGAAATCGTTCAAGGTTGGCGGTCGCGTTGAATCGCCTGATGGCGTAGCCAAGGCGAGCAAATTACCGGGAGGCGCAGGCGGCGGCGAGGCGCGGCTTACGAAGGCCCACCGTCAGGCGCGCAAGGGCTGATGGCTGGTGTTCGACCATTGGCGGCATCTCTGGTCAACATGCAGGCCGATGACCACCCGCAACTCGTTAGCCATCTTGAGGCTGGTTTGCTTGAAGAGCGCCAAAGCCAAGTACTGAGCCTGATCGAATCGAAAGACTGGCCAGATTTTGAGAAGCGCCGGGGCCTGATATTAGGGTTGGACGCTGCGCTTGCGCTTTGCCAATCCGCGCGAAAGAAGCTAGAAGGCTGAAACCGTTCCATGCTGGGACGGTAATACGCAGGGATGCACCCTTTGAAGGCCACGAAGGCAAATCAATCCGCGCAACCCGTCAGCGACGATCTGCCGGACACTGCGGTTAAAATTTACGCCAACAATTGGGTGGCTACAGTTATCGCCTCGCCTGAGGCGGATGAAAACGGATTTTTCAACGTATATGCCACCACTATCGGCAATACGCTTACCGATGCTACGACTGCAGCAATGTTTGTTCTGAATGCGTTTGCTTTTGGTAGAACCGCATTTATTCGTGCAGTTCCTGAGGCTCATTCGGAAACCTCATTTGATGGTAAAATCACACAACATCGCGGGTTTGTTCGGTTCTGCTATAAGCTGGAACTTGGCACTTGGCGTTATCCTGATCCAGCAGTTAAAATTCCCCTAATCGGAGAGGCGTCTTAAATGGCTCGTTCCAATGCCATCGGCAAAATGCGTGAGATTGCCGAATCCAGCGACGACCCGCGCACAGCCCTGCTTAATGCCATCGGCAAAAAGACGTTGCGGGAATTTACCGTTCTGCATTCTCAGGTGTTGATAGCGACCTACGTCCGTGCCGCCAAGACTGCTGGCGGTATTTTTATGCCCGATAAGGTGATTGAGGAAGATCGCTGGCAGGGCAATATCGGCCTTGTGATAGCGCTCGGTAAAGGCGCGTTCAAGGACGACGGGGTGGCTCAATTCCACGGCGATACGCTCGAAATCGGCGATTGGGTGATGTATGTTCCGGCCGATGGTGTATCGCTGTTCATCCGTCAGGTGCCATGCCGTTTGTTTCAGGATAGCCGCATTCTGATGAAGGTCACCAATCCGGAGATTTATTACTGATGGATGGGCGAATCGAAGCGAAGATTAAAGCGTTTGTTGCTGAGCGTGACGAGATGCTGCTGGAATGCGATATCGACCGCATGAAGGCATTCCACGCTAAGTATAACCCCAACACAAAACCATTCTCCAATGATGAGGTGGCATGGTTGAGTCTTCATAAGGCGCGAACTGGCGCAAAGTCTCTCCCGCTGGAGGCACGACTGCAATCTTATAATTGGCTGAAAGAGCGCGGTTTTTCGTCATTAGACGACGGGGAATTGGCTGCGGCTGCACAAGGAGTAAACTAGCCCATGCCCGATCTTGACGATGAAGTAGTAACCGTCACCATCCCGCTTGAGGAAGGGGCTGGGACCATAACGAAAATCGAAGGGGATGGCGGGGCTGCGAAGTCTGCCGACGAAGCCGATCCTATCGCGGACCTAAAGGGTCAATTCGAAACCCTCAAGGGAACGCTGGGCCAGACCACCCAACGCCTTGCGGGAGCCGAGCGGCAACTTGTAGTCAAGGACCAAGAGATTGCCGAAGTCCGGGGCCAAGTCGTCGAAAGCCAATTGGATACGGTTACGAGCGGCATCGCGGCGGCTGAGGCAGAGGCGGCAAGTGCTGAAGCGGCCTTTATCGCGGCGGCTGAGGCTGGCGACTTCACTGCACAGGCCAAGGCGCAACGCAAGATATCGGCTGCTGAGACCCGTATCCAGCGGCTTACGGAGGCCAAGGCGGACCTTGAGGACGCCAAGCCCGCCAAGATCACGGCGCGCACAGAAGCGAGTCCTGAGCGCCAAGCCCAGCAAGACCCCGTTGAGGCGGTAGCATCCGGCATGGCCCCCCGCGCAGCGGCATGGATACGGTCGCATCCGGAATGCATCACGGACAAAGCCAAGAACTCCAAGATGATGGCGACGCACTATGCGGCGCTTGCGGACGGGCTGGAGGAAGGCGGCAACGATTATTTCGCTCGGCTTGACGCTATGGTGAATGTTGCTCCCGTCAAACTCGAAACCAAGCCAGCCGCGCAGCAGTCGACCAATGGCACGCGACCCATGTCAGCGGCGGCATCGGGGGCTGGTGCGGGCGGCGGCATGAATGGAGGCGGTACTACCGTAACGCTAACGCGGCGGGAGGTCGAAGCGGCCACGGACGGCAGCTTGGTTTATAATTTCGATGATCCGAATGGGAAATTCAAGAAAAATGACCCGATCGGTATACAGGAATTCGGTCGCCGCAAAGCCGCTCTCACCAAGCAGGGGGCTTACGACCGTTCGTATAATGAATCATGAAACGCGCCCGCGATATCATTGACCGCGAGATAATCGACGACCTATGGGGCGCTGGCTACACGATATTGCCGCGCAATAGGCACGTCGATCCGTTCTTTGTGCCGCCAGAGATTATCCCGCAGGGGCGAGCATATCAGTGGATGCACCTTGTTCATGATAAGTTTTGGATTGCCAACGGCTGGGCTGCGGTGTCGGCATCGCGCCATGACGGCTATTTCATGCCGGCGGGCTTTGTCGGCGATATCGAGGTCAATGGCCTAGGGTTGTTCGAAAAGCCGAAGTTTGAGGTTGATCGGGACCGCGCTGAGCAGACTGCGACGGCACATAAGCAGGTTGACGACTGGAAAGAGAAATGGGGCGGTCAATTCTCTGGCGAAACCGTTGTAAGCGGCGAGCGTACTGAAATTGGAGCGACCAAGACGATTGAGGACACGACCAAAATCCCACGCGACCTTACGCCGTACATTGCCCAGATATTCGAGGAGAGGGATAGGCTTGGCCGTATAGCCGCCGAATGCCTGCAGGACGGCACCGGCGATTCCGAGGTTGACGCTGCGGTAGAGGCCTATAAGAACGCCGTAGAAAACGACGAAAATCTATCAAAATGGCCAGCCATGAACGCCCTTGTGCTGCCCAAGGCCATCGAAAACGTCCGCAAACGAATCACTAAGGAGGCCAGCCATGGCGACGACCGCGCGACTTGAGATTGACCAGTTAACCCCGCCAGCCCCGAAGGGCGGCAAGACGGCAGAAGCGCCATGGGGGTACAAGGCGGATGGTGTTACGCCCCGGGGTCGACCCGGCAGACAAGCCAAGGCGCATCCGTCAACGGTGCCGAGCGCAGCGCACGCGGCCCCGCCGCTACGTCGCAATAATCCGCGCCCCGTGCCGCGAGAGCAGCCCCGCGAAATGGTGCGTGAACCAACACGAGGAAACGCCTCTGTGCTGGGGCGCAACGGCGAGGAACTGACCCGCATGCGGCCTGAGGCTGGCGGCGATATTTACGATAAGGTCAAGGCTCCTGCCGGATGGTCATATCAGTGGAACACGATCACCGTCACCGGCAAGGAGATGGACGAAATAGAATTGCAGATGTTTGCGAACGGCTGGCGACCTGTGCCAGCGTCGCGGCATCCAGGCGTGTATACCCCGACTGGATATGATGGTGCGATCATCGTGCGCGGGCTGCGACTTGAGGAACGCCCTGAGACATTGACCCTTGAGGCAATGTATGAGGATCAGACCCGGGCTCGCCAGCAAACGCGGGATCAGACCGATGCACTACGACTTACCCAAGCAAAGTTACCGGGGGCTAACGTTGGCGCGCGGGGCAACAAAGTTGCCATCCAGGTGGATGCATCACTGACACGGGATATCCCGCGTCCGCAGCATATGATCGATGACGACGGGGAATAATTTGGCCAACGTTCTAGTTTTTGTCCCCTGTTACGGCCATCAGGTGTCGGCTGCGACGTTTCAGTCTACGCATCGTATGATGCCAGTGCTCCACGCCAAGGGGCATTCGGTGGCTATTTCGACGGCCTCGAGTCCAGACATCAGCGAAGTTAGAAATGTCGCGTTAACACATTGGTATGACGGCATGGAAGGGGCTAGCCATCTACTCATGATCGACGCAGACATGGGGTTCCCCCCCGAAGTCGTGATCGACATGCTGGCCCTGAACGAGCCGATGGTGGGTGTGATCTACCCCAAAAAGCTGCTGGATATCGAATGGGCAGCGTCGGGCTGGGGCAAGGATGCCAATGCCGGCGGCAAAGGCCATTTCGTGAAGGTGCGTGGGTTAGGGATGGGGTGTTTCCTGATCCGGCGCGATGCCGTCACGACGATGTTGGGGAAGTTGCCGGATATCGTTGATACAGGATTTGATCCAGGGTCGCATCCGAAGGATCGGATGATTCGCGCGTTTGACCCGATGCGTAACGCCATTGGCCATCGCATGTCTGAGGATATCTCGTTCTGCTATCGCTGGGAACTATGCGGCGGCGAGATATGGGGCGCTGGCGGGTATGAAATCGAGCACGTCGGCATGCATTCGTTCAAAGCGTGCTATGCCAAATGGGCCGATGAGAAGGCTAAGGCTGAGTTAGTGCAGGCAGCAGAGTGATCCAGTACGATCCCAAGCAGCCTTTCGCCATCAAACGCTGCAAGCACGGCCTGATGGCCTACAGCAGGAATGATACGCTAATCGGCCGCTCGCTGGATTCCTACGGCGAATGGTGCGAATATGAGATTGAGCTGCTGCAGACGGTTATTAAGCTGGGCGATGTTGTTATTGATGTTGGGGCCAACATCGGCACGCACGCGGTAGCGTTGGCGGGATTGGTAGGGCCTACCGGTCATGTTTTTGCTTATGAGCCGCAGCCTCGCTTGCACAGGTTTTTGGCGGCGAACATCGCGTTAAATGAAATTGATAATGTTTCTGCGTACCAAATCGCCATAGGGGCGCAATTTGGGCATGTATGGCTGATTTGCCGCCCGATCATACTGTTTTTAATTTCGGAGCACTTCCACTCAATGCCCCTACTTCTGCCCATGGTCGCACCATGGTCATGGGTATTGACGCGACACGAGCCAAACCATCCTTGATCAAGATTGATGTTGAGGGCATGGAGGCCGATGTTATTCGCGGTGCGCGCGAGACAATAGCGCGGCATTCCCCGGTTCTGTATCTAGAAAACAACGGCGATAACTCGACTGCCATCGCACCAGTGCTAGACGAAATAGGATATCGGGTGCTGTCCTAGTTAGGACACTCGCGACCGGGAATTAGGACAGTCTGCTACTCAACGATGCGCGGCTTCAGTATGGCCTTTAAGGTCATCGAAACCTCAGTCCTAGTCGTGGACGGAGCGGTCGCAACGATGAAGTCGGAGAGTAGGTCCACAATCTCGCTGGAGTCATAGACCAGCTGATTTGGGTATCGGTCAGAAATGTAATCCGGATGCCGAAAGGTGATTACCTGGGGCCAGTATTGGGCGGCGGCCTCATAGCCCGTCGGCGACGAGCCGTCCTTTTCAAATTGCAAAACTGGATAGTCGTCGATCACGCATTCGTATGAAAAGCGCTTCATAACGCTTTTCAATGACGGAAGCGGAATAGGGATCAGCGCAATAATTGGCATGACGCCTCGACGGGAACCCAACTCAAGGGAGATCTGCCATAGCAGAAAGCCGACCCGCGGGCTGCGAATCGGCTGTTGCCCAAAGTCCTAGCAGGGAACCAGAAACTCTAAAAGGCGCTTTAACAGTGCATTTCAGGCGATTTTGTCGCTATCACCACATTTTTAAGGAGTAGTTCGGACGCATCTTCTTCGTCGTCCGCGCTCAAATGATCTTTGAATGCTGAAAGCGAGGAGTCTAGATGATAATCGGTATGAACCTTATACAGGCGTGAAATGTGCATGCTCAGGGCTTTAGCGGCCTCATTGAACGTCTTTTCAAGAGACGTGCTGCCGTAATAGAAGCCTCCCACGCTCGGGGCGGTGAAAACGTGGGACTTGCCAATCTGCTTGTAGATCAGTTCTATCTCGGCAGGCGGCGCCCCGTGTGGGGTATGTTGACCGGTCATTTTTTCCTCGGCGAGAACAACTCAAACGGGGCGGGCTAGTTCCTGAGGAATCGCGCCATATGCGCGGGGACTCCGTTCGGCAGTTCTGTCAAGCCCTTTTGCGAAAAAAGATTGTATAGGAACTGCCAAATCCACACAATCGGTATGTTTACAACGCCTCATGTGGTGCTTAACCGAGCGTTAACCGTCTATATCTAGCTGCATGGCTGATTCTGCAAGTGTGGATACTGTGGACAACCGCTAGATTTGGTGATTAGGGACCTAGATTCCCTACATCTTGCCCCCTTGAATTACAACGAAGTTGCGCTTGGTGCGAATCGGCCGGTTCGGTTCCAGCGCGAGGGTGGCATCCAGCAAATCGCCAATCGTCCACACGCGATCTGCGATACCCAGGGCGACGCCCGGGGTGGTCCGCAGGGCCTCGTGAACGCGGCAGAGGTTGTAGTGGGCCACGTACAGGCTCACAGCGGCCTCATGGTGCGCCAGCTTCTTTGAGAAGCCGCTGGTTAGCCGGGTGAACCGCCGCGACGACATGCGCAGCGTGAGGTTCTGGCGCTCAACGTAGCTCGTACTGATATGCGAGGGGATGCCGCTTACTACCTCACGGCTTACCGCTACTACAGCGGCGGGGCTGTAGCGAGTCACGGCGTCTTTTGCGAGGTTGGTTACGCTGTAGGTCTTTACGACAACGCCATGCGTGGCGCGGTTATTGAAGGCGTCACGGATGGCGTTGCGGTAGGGATGGAAACCGTCCGTGCTGATTTCGGGATTGCCAATCACACGTTCCCGAAGGTCAAAGAGAAATTCCTGGGTGGTGTCACTGTCGCGCTTGCCGACGCGGTAGCTGATGATCGCTTTGGCGGACGCTGACATTCCGATGAAGGTGTATTGGTCGCCCTTGTGGCTGATCTCATGGCGCTCAACGCGCTTCTGCTTCTTGCCGACATATCCCCAAATCTCATCGAGTTCTAGGCGGCCGGCGCGAACGCCAACCATCATCCGATCGTGCAATTCAGCGCATCCGCGCCAGCCGATGCCGCTTGTCTGGACGAATTGCTCTTCACCCATAAGTTTACTGAGGCCGGAGCCCGCGATTTTTTGAAGGTTTATGACGCGACTATCGCCTTTGCAGGGCTCACGAGTTCTGATAAACCTGACCAGAATGCAAGCGAACAGCCGGACACAGACGAGGCCGAAACGGATGGGCAGGATGGAGAAGTTCCGCCGCTCCCGCCACCGCCTCCACCGCCGGGCAACAAGGTGAAAATCATGGCAGGCGAGCGCGAGTTAACAACCGGAATGCTGGCAAAGGAAGCGAGCTTCCGCTTGATCGTGAGCGGCAATATCGGCGTGAAGGAAATTGAGCGATTGATTCAGAAGCTTGAAATTGACAAAGAGATTTTGGCCGACACGACGGACATCACTCCAGAGCTTGAGCAATGAAAGAGGCCGCCAACTGAGGCGGCCTGACTCGACTCCCGGTAGTGAATTGTGATCCAGTCTCCAAAACCGGGAGGGTGGCAATGTCTTGGAATAAGGGTAAGGCGAGCGGTTACACGTTGAAGCGATCGGACGCGCCCATAATTTTTGGGATGGTTGCGCGAGATGATCGAGATCATGACATCGCGGCTTGGTTCGGGGTCAACCAAGGCCGTATCGCAGAAGTGAAGGACGGCAGCAAGTTTGGCACGCCAGCGGCGGCGCATACATCTACGCTACCACCGAGCGGACCTCCCGGCATCAAGGGCCGGCGACTGCGAAATTCTTGCGAGGCGATCGCGGCAAGCCTGTCAAAAGGGCCGACGGGATTGGCCGAAGCCCAAAGCGTGCTCAAGGCCGCGATTGATGCTTACGACGCTAATGAGGCGTAAGACCTATTCGGCTGCGCCATAATCGGATTTTCGCTCTAGGTTTTTACGGCACGGTGGCACCCACATAAGTCGTGGCAGGCCGTCTGTTTGCTTTTCCCAAACCAACCAAGCGTAGCCGGTAGCTGTCGAGGCTTTAATATCTAAGCGACCCCGTACCATGGGGACCCGCTCGACAAATTGAGCAAATTTCGTTGGCGGGAACTCGCGAAAAATACCCTGATAGCGCCCGACACTTTCAAGGAAAACGGTTCGCGCTAAAATCGCAACGCCTTTTCGGGCGATCGGCAATGCAAGCCTGACAAAATCCTCAGCTAGGCGAAATGGCGGATTGGTGATCACCCAATCAAAGGCCTTATCGTCGTAAGGGTCATCTACGAAATCCCGGATTTCTCCATACCCATAGGAGAAAGCGTCCGAGGATTGGACGCTTCTGAAATATTCTTTCAAAACCTTTGCCATGTGCCCCGCACCACATGCAGGCTCAAGGCACGTCAGCTTAGATAGCGACGCCGTATCGGCCACAATATGTTCCAGTAGACCCCGCGTTGCCCATGGCGGAGTGGGAAAATCATCCGGGCTGTCCTTTGGCTCTGTGCGCTGAGCCATCACAGCATGGGACGTGTTCTGCATGGTGCTCCTCGAATCAGTTATGCAAGCGTCGGTTGCTGAGGGTTAACAAAATTCTAATTAGGACAAGGCCTTCGGCAAATTAGGACACCGACGGTCAAATACGGACAGCACCGGATATCGCGCATGGTGGTCGATCGGGCCGTACTTCAATCCAGCGAATCACTTCGGCAATCCGGTCAATATCTGGCCACCGAAACCTTGTGCCGAGCGCCAACCTGATCGCGGTGCCGCGCAGTTCGGATCGGACATTTGATCTGCCGGAATTTGTCGGCGTGGACGATTCGTGGCATAAGCACTACGGAACCAAAGTCGCTTGACTTCGTTCCGCCCATTCACCCTGAGGGCTACGCCATGCTAGCTACAGTGGTCACGTTTCTGATTTATCTATGCATCTTCGTGTTGGTCATATACCTCGCGTTGTGGGTAATCCGCGATGTTCTTGGTATTCCGATTCCGGAGAAGGTTGTTCAAATCTTGTGGGTTATTGTGGCACTTGTCGTCATCCTTTGGCTGGTGCAGACGGTAATGGGAGGCGGTGGAGGTGCCTTGCGCTTTCCCTCCCTCCGATAGTCGGGTAGAACAGCTTCCACCGTATCCGCCGCCACCGCCATCAATATGCAAGGGATGCTGAAATGCGTAGGCGATGGTATCATCGTTTCTTGCCGGATTACGAGGTCTTGCGCCGGCTAGATACGCTAGAGGACAAGCTGGACCTCATAATTCAAGGACAGGAAACAGTCATCATGCCCACTCTTGACGAACTACAGGCCAAAGCCAAAGCCACTCTGGACAAGGTTACCAGCGATACGGACATCGACAATGCCATCGCCAAGGTCGTCAATGACCAGAACGCGACCATTGCCGATCTCAAGGCGCAGCTTGCCGCAGCTGGCACCGACCCAGTAAAGCTTCAGGCGCTCTCCGATACGCTGGACGCAATTCTCAAGACCGATACGTCTAACGCCGCTATCGTGGCCGATGCTGTAACGGCAGGAACGCCAGCCGCCGTATAATCCGGGCATTACATCAATATCCCAGCCGCCCTTCGGGGCGGCTTTCGTTTGGGCTATTGACGGTTCCAAATTCTTAGGGTATTGCGGAATTGCATAACACACCGTGCCGGTGGGAAATTTCTTCTAAGTTGAGACTGAGCAGCGTTCTCTTTCCTCCTTAGATTCGATCCGCTCCAGCGCTGAGCGGCACCTAAAGGCACCACACTCCAGCGACGCGCGCCGGACGCCTCCACGCAACAGGGAGCGGTTCTGGCTATGGCCAACACGCAAAGTGCCTTCGGATTTCGGCATATTGGCTTTACGTCCGGTGCCGGTCCCGACTATCAGCTTGCAACGGCGCTGATTTCATCGGCAAACACCACCAAGATTTACCGTGGCGATCCGGTGGTCAAGATCGCATCATCCAAATATATCGGCCAAGGCGCGGACAATACTACGACATTGGTAGGTATATTCGACGGGTGCGTTTACATTCCGGTCGGCGGCGGAACACCTCAATGGTCGCCGTCTTGGCCCGGGGCCGCAGCATCTGATGTCACGGCGTACATCATCAACGCGCCGAACGCTTTGTTCCTCGCAGCCGCACTCCTCACGTCCATCGTTGCCTCGAATATTGGCGAGAACGTCGGCTACGCCATCGGCACCGGCTCAGCGGTTGGCGGCGGCTTCTCGGGCGCGACCATCGACCAATCCACCCTTGCCACGACGCTCACCCTGCCCTTCCAGCTTTACAGCCTCTATTCGGGCATCGGGAACGGTGCAGATTCGTCAACGAATTACGGTTGGGCCGTTGTCGCCTTCAATAACCAGCGGCTCAAGACCCAGACGGGAGTTGTCTAATGCCCATCGCTTTAGCCTCAATCCGATCTGAGCTTCTGCCGGGACTGTTCGATGTTCGCGGCTCCTACGACATGATTCCTAGACAATGGGACAAAGTTTTCAAAACCCACAAGTCAGCGATGGCGGTCGAGCGCTCCACGCAGATGGCGTTCGTGGCCCTACCGTTCCTCAAAGACGAGGGCGCGGCTACCCAATTCGATAACAATGCCGGCGAGCGCTTCACGTGGGCATTCGTGCATATCGAGGTCGCGCTGGGCTACGCGATTACCCGCAAGGCCATCGACGACAACCTCTACAAGGCGCAATTCAACCCGACGAACCTGAAACTGCAGGAAGCCTTTGCGCAGTTCAAGGAAATCCAGGGCGCCAACGTTCTCAATCTCGGGAATGTCTACAATTCCAGCCAGATCGGCGACGGGAAGGCCCTGTTTGCCACCGATCATCCGATCGATGGCGGATCGTGGGCCAATACATCGGCTACACCGAAGTCGCTCAATGAATCGTCTCTGCTCGCCAACATGACCAATGTGCGAACCTCATTCGTCAATGAACGGGGATTGCGCATCATGGCCCGGGCGCGTCGGCTGATCGTCCCGCCGAACCTTGAAGCGGTCGCGATCCGGTTGATGAAAACAGAACTACGGCCCGGAACGGCAATGAACGACGTGAACGCCATCCTGACGCTATCCGGAGGTCTCCCCGAGGGCCATCTTGTGATGGACTTCCTCACCTCCAATTTCGCGTGGTTCCTCACCACCAATATCGAGGGCTTCATTCATATGCTCCGCATTCCGTATGAGAGCGATATGTGGGTTGATAATATTACAGATAATCTTCTTGTAAAAGCGTATGAACGTTATTCGATGGGCTACAACGATCCACGCTGTTCTTGGGGCGAATTCCCCTCCAGTTAAATGCTCATAGACATTCCTTCGTATTGGTGCTAATAGTCGGCAATCAATCCGAAGGAGGGATGAAATGAAGGCGATGAATTCCAAGCTGACCATTGATGCCGTGAGGGATGCGCTGGATTTTGATCCAGCCATTGGCGTCTTTGTGTGGCGTAATCCGCAATCCAATGCTGTGCAATCTGGGGAGGCCGCTGGCGTCATCGCCGCGAACGGGCGGCGCTACATCAACATCGGCGGTGAGAAGCATATGGCTCACCGGCTGGCATGGTTCTACATCCATGGAACATGGCCGTCCGGTGATGTGAAGCAACCCAATGGTGATTACGATGATTGCCGCGAGACCAATCTCGTTCTGCAAACGCGCCAAGAGACCGCCTCCAATCGTAGGGTGAATGCAGCCAGCAAGAGCGGGTATCCGGGGGTTAGTTGGGATTCGAAACGAAACCGTTGGCAGGCTCACATTACTCAGAATTACAAGCAGGTTGCGCTCGGTAACTTCAAAGAATTGGAGGACGCTATTGCTGCGCGCAAGGAGGCTGAGCAATCGCTGGTCTTAAGCGTTTCCGATGCCGACAAAGAAAAGGCCGCACATGCAATCTCGCGCCGTCGTCGGCAGCGCACCGCATGGACGCGGCTAATAGTCTTGGGTCAGCCGTTGGGGTGGGTGTCACTGGATGAATTTTGCAGAGATATCGGCGATATCCCGGAAACCAGAACCACCATTGTAGCGGTGGATGCATCTCTTCCCATTGGCCCCGGCAACTTCCGATGGTCTCTACCTCTGGACAAGAAGTACGACTTCCAGACTAGGGATGGACGTATTGCGCATGGACGCGATCATCGCAAGGCGAACCCTGATATTTATCGCGAACGCGAACTGCGCAAGAGTTTCGGTATCGGGATAGACGATTACAACGCCACGCTAGAGGCGCAAGGCGGCGTGTGTGCCATTTGCGAGCGTCCAGAGCGCGCTATGCGCGATGGGGAGCCTATACATCTCGCTCAAGACCATGATCATGCCACGATGAAGAATCGTGGCATTCTCTGTGGCAACTGCAACAAGGCGTTAGGCAAGTTCGAGGATAATCCCGACTTCTTGCGCAACGCCATTGTGTATCTCGCCAAGCATTCGTCGCCAGACGCGTTTGTGTGTGATGTGGCCGATGCTGACTGGTACACTGCGCCGATGGTTGGGACGTAACGGTCGTCATGGCCCCCGAAGATCGGTGACGGGAAGTTCGCCGGATTAGGAGAATGAGCAATGGCGACGCCCGGATTCAACACCGCAGGCAATAACATTTCATCTCAGTTCGGGATGCCTCTGTACGGCATCTCCGGACTTCTTCCGTTTACGGGAAATTTTTTCTTCGTTGACGAAACCAATGGCAGCGATGGCAATACCGGCGGTCCTGGGGACGCCCTCAAGACGATTGGTGCCGCCTATGGCAAGTGCGTGTCTGGCAATAGCGATGTGGTTCTGCTCACCGGCACGGCTCATGTCAGCGCCACTCTCACTTGGGCCAAGAATAAAACCCATCTGATAGGTTTGGCTCCCAACCTTCGGTCTCAGGCGCGAGCGCGTATTTCGCAAACCGGATCAAGCGTGTTCACTCCGCTAGTGAACGTTACCGCGACGGAATGCATTTTCCGCGACATTGGTTCGTTTCATGGATTCGCCGATGCGTCGGCGCAAATCTGTTGGCAGGATGCCGGCGGGCGCAACGAATACACCCGATGTCTATTCGGCGGCATGGGGGACGCGACGGCGGCGGCGCAGGCCGGCGGGCGGTCTCTCAAGATCACCGGGACCACGGGGGAGAACACGTTCCGTGAATGCCAGATCGGCCTAGACACCATTACCCGCAGTGCGGCCAATGCGAGCGTTGAGTTTGCTGGCGGCACGCCGCGCAACGTATTCGACCGTTGCGTGTTCCCGGCCCTGACATCAAGCGCTACCGCCTTGATGGGGATCGCCACGGGTGCCGCTGCGATGGATCGTTTCCAGCTATTCCAAGATTGCAGCTTCCTCAATGCACTCAAGAGCACTGGCATTGCGATGACGGCGGGGTTTTCCTTCACCAGCGCGTCGCCGGGCGGCGAGTTGCTGATGAAAAGCTGCACAGCCATTGGCCTGACGAAATGGGGAGATACCAACGCGCTGGCTAATATGTATGTTGACGGCGGCGCGCCGACGGCGGCGACCACTGGCCTTGCCGTAGCGCCGACTTAACTTGAACCTGAAAGGGCATACCGATATGTCGAGATCACGTCACGCCAAGAATTGCAAAGCCAGCGGCGGTCGTCTGCCCGAAAGGGCTGGTGGCAATCCCGAAGTATTCAAGGAAGCTGAGGAGAAGAAAAAGGGTGGCGCGGTCAAGAAGCAGGTTGGCATGGAGGGTGCGAAGTCCAAGCATCGCATGGACCGCCCGCGCAGGGCATCCGGTGGCCGTGTGGGCTCGGATAAGAACCCGATGAGTTCGGCGCATAGGACATCAGGTCCGGGCGGCGTGAACTGAGGCGGCGATGGCAAAACTTTCCGCATCGGATCGGAGGGAGTTGCCTACCAAGGATTTCGCGGGACCTGACCGTTCTTTCCCGGTAAACGACAGGTCTCACGCGAGAGTAGCGCTCGGAAGGGCGAGTCAATTTCATCCCGAGTTGAAGGCTAAGATTCGGGAAAAGGTCCGCAAGAAGTTTCCTGACATTGACGTGGACGGCGACTGAGGCGGTCTGAAAAAGAGGATCGCATGGCGCTTACGCATGAACTCACCTATACGACCACCGGGACCAAGACATCAGTCAACCTTGATGCGTCCATTGTCCCATTCAACGTAAGCGTGGCATGCACGCTCGTTACTGGTCCCGTGTCCTATAAACTGCAGTACAGCCTATCGGACGTGAACGTGTCCGACGCTGATGCGATATGGTTTGATAGTACCGATTTTCCAGCAGCTACGGCGGCAAGCAAGGTCGCGTCAATCACGTCTCCAGTGACGAGGGTTCGCGCCGTCATCGCAACACTCACGGCTGGTTCTCTCACTCTGCAAACGCTGCAGGGGTGGACCACGAACTGAGGTGGCGTGATGGCTTCTAGCGGCACGTCGGACTTTGCCCCATCGATAGGACAGTGCGTCCTATCGGCGTATGAGCGTATTCAGGTCCGCGCACCTTCGATCCGTCAAGAGCACATGAATACTGCGCGCATGGAGAGCAATCTCCAGATGGTGCATTTTAGCAACTTGCAGCCGAATCTATGGAAGGTCGAACTGATTTCCGTAGCGATGGTCAGCGGGACTGCAGTCTACAATATTCCATCCCGTGTTGTGATGATTCTTGATGCGTGGATCACCGTGAACCAAGGGCAGTCGTCGGCTTCTGACTTGTACATCACGCCGGTCAGCCGAACCGAATACGCATCTTTCTCCAATAAACAAACTCCGGGTCGCCCGACGTGCTTTTGGTTTCAGCGAACTATTCCGGCACAGACGATCACGATGTGGCCTGTGCCAAACTCTAGCAGTACCCTTAACTACTATGCGTGCTCTCAGGTGCAGGACACGAACTTACCTGGCGGTGAGACGCCAGACGTTCCATTTTTATGGCTTGATGCGTATGTTGCTGGGATGGCACATCGGTTTGCTCGCGTGTATAAACCTGAATTGGAGGCGGTTCGAAAAGCTGATGCAAAAGAGGCTTGGGATATTGCCGCTAGTCAGGGAACCGAAAACGTAAGCCTCAGCCTTTCGCCAAATTTGAGTTCGTACTACCGGAGATAAACCCACAGTGGCATGGCGTCCTCATCCCCGCAGAACACGCACAGACCCTTTGTCGCCCCAGGGCTGGGCTACGGATGATCGTAGCGGATTTATCGGTCAGGCTCGGGACTTGGTTGATCAAAAGCAATGGCGCGGCCTTAAATTGATGCCGACTGGCATCATGACGTTTCCTGATTTTGTTGATCAGCCACAGCGGCAACTCGGTACAATAATCCTATCGCCTGACCCGATGCCGCTATCTAACGCTCGCCCTGAGAATTATCCGATTGATGAAATCTGGCCACGACTCTTGCAGCGTGGGCAGCCTCGCTACTTGCAGCGATCGTCATGCACACGCTCAATGCAGGCATCGGTCTATTTCCAAACGCAGACAGATTACTGATGGCATTCAACCCGGCCCAGAATCCGCTATTGAATGATTTCCAAGGCGGTCAGATGACTGACCTCCCGGCTTATGCTGGGGGGGTTGATCTGACGGCATTGGTGGAAATTGTGTCTCCTGGCAATGCTGCGAACGGAGTTAATTATTCGATTACCTTAGCACAATTATTTGCCATTTTCAGTAGTTATCCAACTCCGACATTTATCATAGATGGATCAGTGTATCATTCCAGCGGATCGGATACGAGAATTCTGGTTAAGAAAACAATCGGATCAGCAACGTCCGTTCTGCTCGCGAGCAGCACCGCATATTTGTTGCCTGTTCTGGTAAAGGATTTGAAGGGCGACGCCGACGCTAACCCGATTGCGGTTACGTTCAGTGGGGGTCAATTGTTGGACGGATTAGCGACGATAACGATCAACAATCCCTTTGGATATTTCTGGTTCAATCCTCTCGCTTCTGGGGGCTGGTATGATGCGGCGTTTTAATATTCTGGTTGCTGCATTCCTGCTCGTTGGGGTGCCGGGCCAAGCCTTCGCGCAGTCGGGTTGCAGCGGTCAATTCCAGTCCGGGACGCTATGTGGGAATCCTGCGGGAGCCTTGGGCATTCCGGGGCCTACCGCGTCGCCATTGCTAAAGGGCACGTTGACCATCACGCCGCCGTCTGGGGCCGTGCAAGCTCTCAACATTACGCAAACTGGCCCACCTAGCGGAACCATAAGTTCCGATTTTTCCTATAACATGATCACTATTACCGACACGGCGCGCATGGCGCCAGGAACCTTTACCAACGGGGTGCGCGTCCTCTACCAAGTAGACGGAATGCTTCCGCAGTCGGTCGGGAAGATCGCGCTGCAGGGTGATGTCTTTCATTTCATCGCGGCCAGCGCCACCGGGGGCGACCTGATCGGCGTCGCCGGCGGGGCCAAGGCGGCGCAGCCAAATGGGGGCACCAATACCGGAGCGGGCGCCGGGGGTACGCTGTACGCCAGCAGCTTTTCGGCGTGGGCCTTCGTCGGCGCGACGAACTACTTGGTGGTCTCAGGCGGCGAGGTCAACGCGCTGATCCTGCCCGGAGCGTCCGCCGCGCATCGCTGGGGCTGGAGCATCGTCGGGCTCGGCAACTTGCTGGGAGCGCAAACCGATGCCGCGCTGGAGATTGGTGCCGCTGGTGCCGGCGCACACAAGTTTGGCATCTTGCTCGACAGCGTACATGGAAGCGCGCCTATCACGTCCACCGGAACCGTTTTGGGTACGGATGGCGTTGCATTCAACGCCGCCAACGGGATTGACTTCAATGCGATAACGTTTTCTGGTTATATTTTCCGTGGACCGAACGCGAGGTTCTTTGTCGATAACAACGCCAACATTGGCGGTGCCACGCTCACGCTCGGGGTCGGCGGCAACGCGGCAACCGCCGCGTTCCTAGGAAGCGGGACCGGCGTTGCCACCATCGTCGCGCAGACCACAGCCGGGACTCCAACCCTTGTTTTGCCAACATCAAGTGGAACGTTTGCGGTCAGCGCAACATCGCCATTGGCCATCAACGCGACGACGGGGGTTATCACTTGTACAACCTGCCTGACCGGCAACCAGACGATTACGCTTTCTGGCGACGTGTCCGGCTCCGGCACGACGGCTATTACGACAACGCTTGCGACCGTAAATACCAATGTTGGAACGTTTGGCAGTGCTACTCAGGTAGGTCAGTTCACCGTCAACGCAAAGGGGCTAGTTACTGCGGCGTCCAATGTCACGATTACAGGAGCGCCCCCGGGTGGTTCTGCCGGTGGCGATCTTACGGGAACCTACCCAAACCCGACGCTGGCCGCCATCATTTCCGCTGGCGGGCCTACGGGCAGCGCCACGGTTGCTCCCATCATCACGTATGACGCCAAGGGGCGCCTGACTGCCGTAAGCTCAGCTACCGTCACCCCAGCGATTGGAAGCATCACGGGGCTCGGTACGGGCGTGGCGACGGCATTGGCAATCAATATCGGCTCCGCTGGCGCTCCGGTGGTCTTTAACGGTGCAGGTGGAACACCATCATCGATCACACTGACGAATGCGAGCGGCACGGCGGCGAGCCTGACGGCCGGCAATGTCACGACGAACGCTAACCTCACCGGAGATGTAACCAGCGTAGGCAACGCGACCACGCTGACCAATGCCCCGGTGATTGCCAAGGTGCTCACCGGATATGTCAGCGGTGCAGGCACGGTTTCGGCGACAGACTCGATCCTGTCTGCATTCCAGAAGATCAACGGCAACGATGCGCTGAAACTTCCGCTGGCCGGCGGCACGATGTCCGGCGCGATTGCGATGGGCGGGAATAATATCACCGGCGTGCCGTTGATAACCGGAGGCGGTGCCGCAGGCTCAACGCTGGTGCTGGAAAGTACATCGGGAGTGGGCACGTCGGACAGCATTGTCTCCAAGACTGGCTCGCAGGTTACCCGTCAGACGATCGACACCAATGGGAATTTCTCGTTCGGGGCTAACGTCCCCACGCCGTCGATCTTTGTCGATATCAACTCCAACGCATCGAATGCACTGGGGCCAGCGACTACACCGCTTTTGCGACTGGTGAATGCGGACGGCACCGATACAAAATTACAGATGATCTCGACTGGCGCCACAGGGGGAAATGGCATTCAAGGCGCCGTTGCAGGTGGCACGTTGGCCTCACCATCCGCCACGGCCAGCGGCAAGACGATGCACAACTTAGTGGGCTACGCGTTCGGCGCGACGGCTTGGCATCTGAACTCCGCAATCCAGCTACTCACCGCCGAAACGCAATCGGACACGGCGTGGGGCAGCACGATCAAGTTTCTGATAACGCCAAACACCACTGCGACAATCGCAACGGCGGGGCAGTTTTATAACAGCGGAGGCCTAGCGATCGGCACCGCAGCCGATCCCGGCATCAACGCGCTTGGCGCCGCTACGGTTAAAACCAGCGCGCTTAACCTGCGCTCATCCGGCGCCGCGTTCGATACAATCTTTGCGAGCACAGAAGTCCTCACCGCCAACCGCACGCTCACGCTTACGCTCAACGATGCGAACCGCACGCTCAACTTGGGCGGCAATCTCACGACGGCGGCGGCATTCACCACGTCGGGCGCGAACTCCCTCACGTTGACCACGACCGGGTCAACCAACGTGACGCTGCCAACTACTGGCACTTTGGCAACCCTCGCCGGGTCCGAGGAACTTACCAACAAGACGCTGAACGCGTCGATTGGGAAGGGCACATGGACCGCCTCCGGGACGTGGACGCTGCCAGTCTTCACGCTGGGCGGCACGGTCTCTGGTGGCGGCAATCAAATCAACAACGTCATCATTGGCACTAGCACGCCGCTGGCTGGGACTTTCACGACCCTGACTGCCACCGCTGGCTCGCTAACCGGTCTGACGACTTTTGCCATCCGCGATACTAGCGCCGCTTTTGATGTGACGATTGCGGCCACGTCATCAAGCGCGCTTTCTGCTGGACGCACGCTTACGCTTGATGTGGGCAACGTCGCGCATACCCTGAAGCTAGGCACTACGGCCAATACCATCACATTCCCCAACGTCGCCTCCGATACCGTGGCCATGCTTGGTGTCACGCAGACCTTGACTGGCGTTAACACGTTCACCAAGAACGCCCACTATCAGGTGGTGGGCGGCACAGGTGCAGGTTTCTGGCTCGATAGCGTGACGACTGGCGCGGATCGCTGGTTCTTTGGTTCTGATGCTGGTACCGCCGATGTCTTTCGTATTTTTAGCGTTCTGGCTGGCGGTAATATTTTGCAATATGCGGCAAATGCTACGCCATCTGCAGGGATTATGACAATTCAAGGCAACATCGTTGCAACCGGAGCATTGACCGCAACTTTATCCAATGTAGCCACTACCAGCGCCGTTTGCTATAATACCAGCACGGGGGTAATTACCTATGACGGCACGATCGGAACTTGCACGGTCTCGGATGAGAGACTGAAGAAGCGAGTTGGGCCAATCCAGAATGCGCTGGAAAGACTTCTCACAATCGATGGATTCTATTACACATGGAAAGATGCGTCGCTGGGAACGGGCTTGCAAATCGGCGTTGGTGCACAGACAGTTGAGCGAGTATTTCCAGAATTGGTGCAGACAGACGCCAATGGACGCAAGAGTGCAGACTATCAGCGGCTAACGGCACCAATCATTGAGGCGATACGTGAGTTGAAGGCGGACAATGACAATCTTAGGATAGACGTTCTGGCTCTCAGGACTGCTATAGGAAAAAGATAGGACGCAGAACAATGACGAAGGTTCTTTTGATCTTACTATCCTTAGCGAGCGGGAAACACGAGCCAATCCCTAACCCCAATCCGTTCTTTGCCGACATGGCCGCATGCGGGGAGGCGGGCAAGGCCCATCAGGCGAAGAAGGCGGGCAACTCTTATGCCTGTGTTCCACTATCATGAGGGGGACATCATATTGCCTGCACCCCCCTCCAACTGAACAAACCTTGGTGAGGCTGCCATGATGATCTTGAAAGTGATTGCGGTGTTGATCGCGATGGTTTTGCCCTCTTTTGCCCAAGGGCCAGAGGGAACTTGCTACGGATGTTTCAGCCTAACCGTGACGTGTAATAAGGATAGTTGCTTAAGAGAATATATGACCATGGCGGGTGAAGAAATTGACGCGTCGCCGTGGGTTTTTGCGCAAGCAACATCGCCTCCAATACCCATCTCGCCAACCGATCAAGAAATTACTGAGGCCTATGCGCTCTGCAACAAGCCCGAGAACCGCGTAGGCATCGGATCGGTTGGAAACAGGCCTTCCGGCGCTGGAGGGTACGAGTTGGAGATAAAGGACAAATGCAGCAAGGTCGATGCAGAGTACCAGCGGCGCGACATTGCAGCAAAGGCCAAGAAGGTTGATGATTTGAAGAGACTGGATTCGCTTATCGGGAGAATGTCGAAGTGAAGAAGAATATCGCAGCATTTCTAGCACGGTGTGGGCTTGCTCTTGTGCTTTCGGCAACGCCGATCCTTGCTCAACAGCAACCCGCACCACGCCAAATGACGGCAACCGAAACCACGGGAGCGCTCACTGCGGCCCTTGATCAGGCCAACTACGCCCGGTCCATGCATATACAAGCTGAGGCGCGGGCGGCCGGGCTTGCGGACGAATTGGCCAAGGCGCAGGCTCGTATCAAGGAGTTGGAAGCGAAGCCTGAGGCCAAGCCGTAATGAGTATGACTTATGCCACGTTCACGGCGTCGACCGCTAACTTCTTGGTGGTTCCAGTTGCGGACGTGAACTACGTGGACGCTCTTCCGAATATCATTGATGATGCTGAGCAGCGGCTTTACCGTGACTTGGACTTGCTCAATACCATCGTGCAAGATTCCTCTCAATTTTTTACGGGTAACCAGATTACAATTCCGTCTGCCTTTCTTGTTGTGCAAGACATCAATGTCTATACGCCAGTAGGCCCCCCTACGGGAAATTCTTCGCGCAATCCATTATTGCCTGCTTCAAAGGAGATGATTTACGCCCTCTTTCCAGGCACGGTAGGGAGCGCATTTCCTCTGTATTTCGCCCCGATCACGCAAAACACGTTCATCGTTGGGCCATTCCCAGATAGGGCATATTATTACGAGGTGGTTGGGACACAGCGGCCCGCGCCATTATCCCCATCCAATACGACGACCCTGCTTACGGCCTATTTCCCAGACCTGTTTTTAGCGGCTAGCCTTGCGATGGGAGCCGGCTATCTCAAAGATTTTGGCGCTGCGACGGATGACCCTCAATCCGGCATGTCGTGGGAGAAGAAATATACTACCCAATTGAAATCTGCTATTACGGAAGAGGCACGCAAGAAGTTTCAGGATGAGGGGTGGGGTTCGCTTTCGACGGGACCGGCTGCGACGCCACCAAGGACGTAGCGCGAGGAGGCATCTGTGGTTGACCCGACTACGGTTAATGTTGCGCTAATTGTCCCGAACACAGGGGCCGATGTTGGAACTTGGGGAGTTGTAGCGCTAAATCCGGATTTTGTCTCCATTGATGGTTTCTTGGGTGGCGTGGTCACTATCGGCGTATCCAACATCCCTGTTACGCTCACAGCTCCTGCGGGAGCCATCACACCATCCCAAGGGCCTACGCAATCTCAAAACGCTGTCCTGCGGTTCACTGGCGCTATCTCTGCAAATGTGCAGGTTACCCTTCCGTTGCCGGGCTACATGATCATTGAAAACCTGACGACTGGCGCCTTCGTTCTTAGTTTTCGTGCGGTCGGGTCAGGTCAGGTCATAGGTACGGCGCAAGGGTCCATCCGGCATATTTATAGCGACGGCACGAATGTCAGATTCGTCAATTTGCCTGATCCGGGGACTTATTGGGATTTGGCTGCTTCCACGGTCCCGGCATGGGTCTCGGCTTGTACTGTGCCGCCATGGTTGAATTGCGATGGCAGTGTGTTCAGCGCGGCCACCTACCCATATTTGAATGCTGTTTTGGGAGGGACGATTCTTCCTGATTTGAGAGGCCGTAATCGTTACAGCCTCAATCAGGGAACGGGGAGGCTTACTTCCGCTGGCTCTGGTATTGACGGCAACACGTTGCTGGCTGCAGGCGGCACAAACGGCGCAATGCTCGCTGCAAACCAGATACCGGCTGGCGTCCCATCTTCGAATGGGGCACAGGTTATTGCCGTGACGAGTAATAGACTGCTGATTGATGCCACTGGCGTCTTACAGGATTTCAATCCGGTGACCGCTTCAGGATTTAGAGCACCAAATAATACAGCAGCGTTGCGGGCTCAAGACTCGTCTGGCAGCAATGCGATTAGTGTCGTTTCCACTAATGCCGGACAAGTAGCCCTTGGGAGCACAACCCCAGGCGTTGCGGCGGGGATCACACTCATTAGAGCGGCCTAAGCCAAAGGTAAAAGACGGATGCCTTTTGGTTCAGTCAGATTAGTTCCCGGCGTCAATATTGAGAGGACGCCGACCCTGCTTGAAGCTGGCTACAATGCCACTGCGCTTGGGCGGTTCCGGGATGGCATATTCCAAAAATACGGCGGGTGGTCATTGTTCTATGGCCTCACCATCCCCGGTGTGCCGCGCGACATGCACGCATGGAGCGATCTAAATTCGGTCAATCGTCTTTTGGTCGGGACCACGACGCAACTTGGTGTTATCACAAACGGATCATTGCAGGACATCACGCCGCAGACTTTAACGACAAACGGGCAGTTGTTCCAAACGATATTGGGCAGCCCTCTGGTCGAAGTCACGGATACTGCAATCTCGAACGTTACCGTTTATGATTCGGCGCTTTTCGATACGCCAGTAGCCATCGGCGGTTTAATTTTGGCGGGCCTTTACCAAATCGTATCTGTGACTGGGGCCAACAAATATAAAATAAACGCTGGCGTAAATGCCGCATCAAACGCAGGCCCCGGAGTAAGTGTTCCGGTGTTCACGACTGCGGTCAGTACGTCATTGATTAACGTCAATTTGACCGCACATAATGCGGCGTTGAACAGCACCGTTGTGTTCCGGACCCCAACAACTGGAAATGGGGTGACAATATCAGGTGCTTACACGGTAGCTTCGGTTGTGGATGCCAATAACTTCACGATTAACGGACCAACCATAGCATCGGCATCCGGATCGTTCTCGATGAACGGCGGGGCATCACAACTGACCTACTACATTGCTTTGGGGCCGCCTCCTATAGGGTCTGGTTATGGTCTGGGCGGCTATGGTCTGGGGGGGTATGGGACTGGTGTCAGCGCTCCGAACCAGACCGGGAATCCGATTACGTCAACGGATTGCACAAGTGATAATTGGGGGCAGATAGCGATTGCTTGCCCAGAGAACGGAGGTGTTTATTATTGGGACCCCAACGGCGGATTTACCAATGCGTCGTTGATTGCTTCTGGTCCGACATTCAACCGAGGAATTTTTGTCTCGACCTCACAGCAAATCCTTATCGCGTATGGTTCGACTATTAATGAGACAACCAATGGCGGATTCGGGCTACAGCAAGACCCGATGATTGTTGCGTGGTGCGAGCCGGAGGACTTCTTTACTTGGTTGGCTACGGATACCAACCTTGCCGGAAATTACCGGATACCTACCGGCTCAAGTATTGTTGTCGGACTTGCTGTTGCCAACCAAAACCTGATCTGGACCGATCTTGACTTGTGGGTGATGAACTTCATTGGATACCCGGACACATTCGGATTTAACAAGATCGGGTCCGGTGCTGGCGCATGCTCCAGCCACTCAGTACAGCCGTTGCGTGGCGGAGTATATTGGATGGGGAAGTCGAACTTCTATGCGTTCACTGGCGGGAACGTGACGGTTATTCCGTGCCCGGTATGGGATGCTGTGTTCCAGAATTTAAATACGGCTTACATCAAGAACGTGCGCGCCATGCCGAATACGCCGTTCAACGAGGCTGGATGGCTCTATCCATCGGCAGCGAGCGTCAATGGAGAGAACGATTCGTATGTAAAGTTCAACATCAGCGAGCCTGGTGCGCCATGGGATTATGGCCAGTTGGCGCGGTCGGCATGGATTGACCAGACCGTGCTTGGGCCTCCGATTGGCGCGCTGCCCGCAGGCGTGGTCTACCAGCACGAGACGGGGAATGATGCGGCCGGCGCTCCGATGTTCTCAGGGTTTCGATCGGGTTATTTTGAATTGGGAGATGGCGAGGATTTTATTGAGGTTGACCAAGTGTTCCCGGACTTCAAATGGGGGACGTTTGCCGGTTTACAGACGGCGCAAGTCCTTCTGGTATTCTTTGTCCGAGATTCGGCGGGAGATGAAACAGGCACTGGCGTAAGGCAGTATGGTCCATATACAGTGACCGCCAATACGCCGTATATTTCGGTCAGGTTCCGGGGGCGGCAGATGGCCGTCGGCGCGGCGTCATCCGACCTTGGAAGCTTCTGGCGGTTGGGCCGGATTAGGTATCGCTACCGGAAAAGCGGGAGACGTTGATGGCGGAAAGCGACGATAGTGGCTTGAGTGGAATGCTCGGTACGCTCAATTCCACTCAAGCGCAGGGTGTTAAATATATCGGCCTGCTCATTCAGGCGATTCGCGAGGCATTTCCGAACTGGGTTAATGTGCCAGCGTCGGCGACTGCGCCGGGTGTAGCGGGGCAGGTGGCTTACGCGCCTGGATTCCTATACATTTGCGTTAGCTCGAACACATGGCAGCGCGTTGCCATAGCGACATTCTGATGGCTGATGCACTAGAAATTGCCCGCAAGGTCCGCCGCGCCAAAGGTGGGGCTGTTCATGTTGGGCCGATTGACAGTGACGTTCCCGGCCGCACAGACAAACACGAAATGGACGTAGAGGAAGGCTCCTACGTCTTGCCCAGTGAGACGGTATCCCACCTAGGCGAGAACAACACTGAGGCGGGCTACAGGGTTGCCAAGCAAATGTTTCCCCATAGCGGGCGGCGTACCATCAAAATCAAGCGAGCGAAGGGCGGCGCTGTCCCCGTGGTTACAGCCGGAGGCGAGTTCATAGTGAGTCCGCGCGACGTTAAACGCATCGGTGGCGGCGATCTGGCGCACGGCCACAAAATCCTAGACCACTTCGTTATCATGCAACGCAAGAACCATATCGAAACCTTAAATTCGCTTGAACCTCCAGCGCAGGACTAAAAATGGGTGCTACTTTACAAGAGCAAAAAGTCACTGGAACTTTGCTGGATATGTTTTTGTCCTACAATCCTGATACTGGGATGTTTATACGTAAGCTGTCTACCAATTCCAAGTCTAGAGCAGGGGATTATGTTACAGTAAAAAATGACGAAGGCTACATCATCGTTACGGTGATGGGTGCTCGCCTGCGAGCGCATCGAGTGGCTTGGGTATGGATGACAGGAAGATGGCCAGAGCTAGACATTGATCACATAAACGGTGATCGATCTGATAACCGTTTCCTTAATTTGAGGCAGGCCACACGGTCGCAAAATCTGCAAAACGCTGGGTTACGTCTTAGCAACAAGACTGGGCATAAGGGCGTCCATTTCTGTCACGAGCGGCAGAAGTATGTAGCCCAGATAAAAATCAACAAATGGCCCAAGGTTCTTGGACGGTTCCAAACATTAGAGGCTGCTATTGAAGCTAGGCAAGCGGCAGAGAAAGAATTCTATGGAGAGTTTGCGTCTCCAGCCCGACCTATTTTTGAAAAAAGGAGAACCTAAAATGAAAGATGCTGCGCCGATTACTTTCGTAAACACGTTGGCCGTTAGTGGCCACAATAATGGCGTTGTCAATTTGGCATTCTCCACCGCGTCCTTCGTTCCAAAACAGGATGGTGAGCAGACTATAGTGGCGATTGACGAGTTCATTTCATCCAATCTTCGGATGGATTTGTTCTGCGCCCAGCAACTTCACGATTCTTTAGGGAAAATTCTGGCGCAGCAGACAAAGCCGAACCCGCAAGGCATGAACTGATGCTGGTAACGCTTCCCGTTCGCAAGGCCACTCCAAAGGACAGGCCTTCCATCATGGAGATGTGCGCGGAAAATCACCGCGACAACGGGCAATTCTCGCTCTCGCTTCGCAAGGTAGAAGCGACGGTGGATAAGGCATTTAATGGCGGCGGGGCCGTTATCGGAGTAGTAGGCTCCGGACAAGTTGAGGGCCTTATCCTCTTGGAAATCGGGCAGTTCTGGTACACTGACGATTGGTGTTTGGAAGAAAAAGAGAATTACGTCCGTCCTCAATATCGAAAATCAACTCACGCTAAGGATATGATCCGCTTTGGAAAGCGGTGTTCGGATGAACTAGGTATCCCTCTCGTGATTGGTGTGGTATCCAATGAACGTACACGGGCCAAAATGGAGTTGTACCGTAGGGAACTTGGCGACTCCGTTGGCGGATATTTTTTTCATCGCCCTGCAGGCGCAGCGGCATTGACAGCATAGCGCGCCGCTATGTGAAAATGGACGTTGGGAAAAGGGTCGCAGACTACTACAAATCAAACATCGTCATCCGCTGACCCGCAGGCCGCACAAGCCTATCGCGATCTTCTGACCCGTGCGCAAGGCGTGGCATCGACGCCATATCAGGCCTACACGGGCGAGCTAACTGCTCCGGTCAACGCCCAGCAACAGTTAGGCATCGGCAACATTAATCAAAATGCCAATTTCGCGCAGCCGTTTGTACAGCAGGCGGCAGGAATTGCATCTGGAGCGGCGAATCCACTAACGCAGCAACAAATCCAGCAATACCAGAATCCTTATACGCAGAATGTTGTTGACGCGACGCAGGCGCAGTTCAATCGGAACAATGCGCAGCAGCAGGAGGCGTTAAAGGGCAACCAGATCGCTTCTGGGGCGTTCGGAGGCAACCGGAACGGCATTGGTGCGGCGAATCTATCGAGCCAACAGGCGACGCAGCAAAATCCAATCATCGCGGGGCTGTATTCCAATTCCTATAATCAGGGTGTGGCTACAGCCGGACAGCAGTTCCAGCAGAATCCGCTTGCGGCGGGGAATGCCATTGCGAATTTTGGCTTATCTGGACAGGGTGCCGCGCTGTCTGGCGCTGGGGCACAACTCGGGGCTGGCACGCTGCAGCAGCAGACGCAGCAGCAGGCCGATACGGCGAGATATGGCCAATATGCGCAAGGACAGGCCTTTCCGTATCAGCAGGCTCAATGGCTCGCCGGCATTGGTACTGGCGTGGGTTCGCAATTGGGCGGCACGTCCAGCGGTTCAACCACGGGGCCGGCTCCGAATCAATTCGCGCAATACGCTGGGGCTGGTCTGGCGGCGGCAGGGCTTTTCCTCAATCGCGGTGGACGTGTCGGCTATGCTGATGGCGGCGGCGTGGTGCCGATGCACATGGCGGATGGCGGCATGCCGGGAACGCCATGGTCGCAAGGCGTCGGCTGGATTCCGCAGATGAATATCCATCCGGGGTCCGGTGCCCCGAAGGGAGTTGCCCCGTCTTTGCAGAACCCGCAGTCCAATTTCGATCCGGTCAAGTTCGCGCAGGGAATTACCGGGCTTGGTACTAAGGGCGGTTCGGATGGATGGGGCAACCGAATAGGGTCATATTTCAATCCAGATGCCTATGGCGGCGGGAATGGAGTTTACGGCGGGTCGAGTTCTAGCCCGTTGGCTGGCCTTGATGCGTCGGATTATGGGGCCGGATATGCCCATGGTGGCGGTGTGGCGGCGGGCTACGCGGGCGGCGGTGCTCCCGACGACGTGATGAGCGGCGACCCGTCATGGACTTATCCGGACGTGGGAATGGGTTATCCCCAGCATGGCGTTGGCCCTATCTCGTTCAATGAACGGGCTGAACCTGTGCGGCAAGCCATTGCCGGTGGCAATTTTGACCCCATGGGGGGCAATTCCACTGAATTTCGCGGAACTCGGGGGATGGAAACCGCCAATGCTGGCGTAGTCCCCCTTCCGAATGCCCGCCCCAAGGGCATAGGAGCGCCTGCGGTGGCTGAGGACGATGAGGAGGGAGGTGTACCTCCCCCAGCCGTTCGCAGCGCTGGCGTGGCTCCTGCGGGCGGCGTAGCGGCCTTTGCACCTGAGGGGGTTGGTTCCTATCGAAACATGCCGGACGCTGTTACTCGTCCTCAGGACAAGTCCGGCTTTGGGCTGGGCGTTTTGGCCCCGAATACCAAAACCGGCTTACTCGCCGCTGGCCTAGGCATGCTGGCGTCCAGGTCTCCGAACCTCGGCAACGCGATCGGGGAAGGCGGTATTGCTGGCGTGACGGCCTACGGCAATGCCAACGAGGCAGACCGCAAGGCTATCGCGGAGGCGGAAAAGTTATCCCGCGAGGCGTGGAAAACGTCGGAGGATTTGCGGTTGCGCGGTGCGACGCAGGCGGAAACTGGACGCCATAATTTGGCTACCGAAAAACAAGCTGTCATCAGTTCGGACAAGACAAAATTCATTCCGGCTGGATCAACCATTACCGCTGATGGGGCCTATCATCCGCTGGTGCTTGATCAGGCGTCCGGCAAAGTTATCGACGCCGTTACCGGCAAAGCGCCAAATGCTGGTGACAAGGTTCAACCGAAAGACCAGAAGGGCGGTCCAATTAGTGACGAGGACGCCAAGTCGATTGCTGAATACTACGTCAAGACAGGCGACAATTCGCGGTTGAACGGTCTCGGCATCACGAGCGCGGCACGGCAGGCGGTCCAGAAGCAAATTCGCGAAACGATGGACCGCGAGAAGGTTTCGCCTGAGGAAATGGGAACGCGCGTTGCGGAGTTTGCGGGCCGGAAAGCTGGCCAGCGTACTCTTAGCGTTCAGGAAGCCAAAATGGGCAGTGCGGCGTTCGAAGCAGAGGGCGCAATCAAGCAGGCCCGTGGCGTTATCGAAAGGTTGCCGCGCACTTCATTCTTGCCGCTTAACCAGTTGATCGAAGGATACAGCAACAAAACGCTCAATCCAGATCAGACAGAACTTTATGGACGTACTCAGGCCATCGTAAACACTTACGCTGCGGTGATGGCACGCGGCTCTAACATCACGACCGTTTCTGCACAAAATCACGCTGAGAACTTGCTGAAAACGGCTGGTAATCCGGAGACGTTTAACCGCATGCTCGATACGATGCTGCAGGAAATTAATATGGCGAAACACTCCCCAGCAAAAATGCGGGAGTTTTATCGTCAACAGTATGGCGAGAAAGCCGTTGCGCCGGATGGCGGCTCTGCACCCGCCGCAGCAAGTGGTTTCACCCCCCCGCCCGGTGCGCTCCCCGGCAAGCCCGACCAAAACGGAAAGGTCTGGTACTATGATCCCGCCACCAAACAACCGTATCCGGGGCAGTGATGAAACATCATGCGCCCGGCATATCGCAGCGGTTCCTAAAGTTGATCGCCTATGATCCGCTTGCAGGATTGTCTCGACCAAAGAAGCGCCGTGCGGATGGCGGTCGCGTAAGTCTTGCCGAGCAAATCGTCGAGCAGGCTAAGGCCGTTGATACTGATCCGAGCGAAGGCCAGAAGATCGCAGGAAACTACAAAAAGGGGCATGTGAAGGTTCATGGCCTTGATATCTCAATTGAGAACCCGCGCGGGTCATATCGAAGCGGAGTTGCTGATGGCAAGCCGTGGAAATCTCGCCTCCCGAATCACTATGGTTATCTCAGGAAAACGGAAGGCGGCGATGGACAGCACGTTGATGTCTATTTGGGACCGCACCTGAAAAGCCCGCATGTATTTGTGATTGACCAGCATGAACTAGGGTCTGGTCTGTGGGATGAGCATAAATGCCTCATCGGTTTTGGCAGTAAGACGCAGGCCCGTGAGGCGTATCATCGCGCATTCTCGGATGGGAAAGGGAAAGACCGTATCGGCCATATCGAGACGATGACGGTGGATGGATTCAAATCGTGGCTACGCGATGGGGACACTACTAAGCCCGTCAAAGGCCATCGCGAACGCTTTGCTGCTGGCGGTGCTGTTGATGAGCCTGAGCCGATGGCTGGCGGCGGTGCTCCTCCCTATGAACCGCCAGATGCGGAAGGACCGCCGCCGTATGAACCGGCCCAACCAGACATGGGCGGCATGAAGGCCGCATGGCAGGGTGCAAAATCTGGTGCCACGTTCAATTTTAGCGATGAAATTGCTGGGGCGCGCGGTGCGGCTCCGAAAATACCAGGCACGGATAGGGACATCCCTGAATTTATTGGCCCCATTCCGGCACGCACTATCGCTGGCGCGGGTCGTCTTGGCCTTAACGCCATCACCGGCAACGACCATGAAGCCGTAGCCGCATATGAGAGAGCGCGCGACGAGGAGCGCGCTGCGAATGAATTGGCCCAAAAGCAACATCCGTATTTGCATGGGGCTGGTCAAATCGCCGGATCACTTCCTGCTATGGCCATATTACCGGAGTTAGGTGCAGCACGTGCGCTTGCGCCAACGGCTGGGCGTCTCGCCAAGTTTGGAGCCACGGTTGCCGATTCTGCCGCTTTGGGTGGTGAGTACGGAGCGCTATCTGGTGCTGGAGAGGGCAAGGATGTGGGCGACCGTGCCATGCATGCCGCAGAGGGTATCGTTTCCGGAATCGTTGGGGGTGCCGCAGCGCCAGTAGTAGGGGCTGGCGCTGGTGCGGCATACGATAAGTTCGGCAAACCAATCGTGGGTGCTGTACGAGGTTGGGTTAACCCCGAGGCTGAAGCAGCGCGGCGCTTGGCGACTGCGTTGCGGGCTGATCAAGAATTGATTGCGCAGGGCAAGGCGCAAGGCATGTCGTCGCAGGAATGGACTGCGGCACGTCAAGCCGGCGAACCCGTGACCTTAGCCGAACTCGGATCAAGCAATACGCAGGCGCTGTTACGGTCTGCTGCGAATACGTCTCCTGAGGGACGCGCGATGCTTGAGAAAGTAATCAACGATCGGTTCGCGGGGCAGTCCGAGCGGGTCGCCGAAGACGTGCGAGGGTTGGTCGCGGGCGGCGCCAATGCCCATAAGACCGGAGATCAGCTAATTGCCGAATATGACCGCGCTCGGGTGCCCGCCTATAAACAGGCGTACCGGGATGGCGATAGGGAAATCATTTCACCTGCGATAGAGCGGTTGATGGGTAGCCCTTTGTTCGAGGGGGCTATGAAATCGGCCGTTACCAGCGGTAAAGACCGCGCTGTTATGGAAGGATATGGCGCGTTCAATCCGGGCGTGAGTGTTGAAAACGGCATGATCAAATTCTCCAATACCAAGCCGAACGGCGTGCCGGTTTACCCAAACCTGCAGTACTGGGATGCGGTCAAGAAAGAGCTTGATGGCGTAGCCTCAATGGCAAGGCGCTCCGGAGACCCCAAAGGCGACGTTGCAGCCAATATGTCAAAGGTACTGCGAGGTGAATTAGACCAAGCCGTGCCGTCCTACGGCAACGCCAGGGGTATTGCGGCGCAATATTTCGGTGAAAGCAACGCGCTTGAGGCAGGACAGAAACTCGCCGGCAAGAAGGTTGATCCAAAAGTTATTCGCGATGTTATGGCGAAGATGAAACCGGATGAGCGGGAATTGTTTCGCGAGGGGTATGCCTCGGATTGGGCCGGCCGCGTAATCGGCAACATCAGCGAAAGCCGCGATATCACCAAGGCGATGTTCAATTCTCCGAACGAGCGGGCTAGAGCAATGGCTGTGTTTGGTCCCGGTGGCATGGCGAAGATGGAAGCGCGGATGTCCTTGGAAACCATCATGGATGGTGCTCGCAAGGCGATGGGGAATTCTACCACGGCACGGCAATTGATTGAGGCTGGATTGGCTGGGGGCGCTATTGAAGGGTACATGACCGGCGATTGGCATAGTGCCGCTACACACGGGATCATGGGGGGTCTTGCTGGGGCGGGGCTTGGGCATAGTGCGATGGCACGTGGTGCCGTAGGGCAAGTGGCAGCAGGAGCAAGCAAGTTGATTGGCAAGGTCAATGGCAAGATGGCCGCCCATGTCGCCGAACTGCTTACGTCGAATGACCCCACCAAACTCCAGCAAGGCTTACGGATGGCGCAGAAAAATCAGAAGATTGCGGACGGTCTTCGTGATATAGCTAACCGGATGGCACTCGCTGGGCAGACAAAGGCCATCCCTCACTTCAATATGTCGGGATGGTCTGGTAGCATACCAGCACACGGCGAAGATCAGCAGCAGGCTCCAAGGATAGTCCAATAGCACCCAAACCAGAGCGAAGAGAATAGCCATGGCCTTCATTAACACGTTATACAATTTGTGACCTCACGGAGATTCGGTCAATGCCAATTGATCAACCGCCAGTAATCGCAGAACAAGTGAAGCCGGGAAAACACTTTTCTGTTCACGATGGGCGTGGTGGATGGTGGGCACACATTGAAGGCCGGGCCTATCCATTCGGAGCATGGCGCATGGATCGCGGTCCTTACCCGTTTAAATGGATGGCCGAACTAGAGTTTCCTATTGAACGGTTAACTCCGGATGGGCCGCGTCGATAATAACCCGCAGCGCGACGGTATCGCGTGAGACTGGAGAACAAAATGACGCCGAACGTAGAACAGGTCAAAAGCGCCTTACGATGGTTGATAACCACGTTCGGCGGTTTAGTCGCCGGATGGTTTGCGGCCAAGGGCTGGTTTACCATCGATCAGGTTACCAGCGTACTCAACAGTCCCACGACGATATCGATCATCGCGTCGGTTGCCGCTGGCGTATGGGGGGTAGTTACGCACACCCAAACCAACGCCGTAGCGGTGGTGGATACGATCGCCAAGCAACCGGATTCTCCGGTCAAGGCTGTGGTAACCGAACCGACGACAGAGGGTCGCGATCTTGCCGCCGCCATGCCGGGCAATACGACCGTGGTAGCGGGTTCGCAGGCAGCCGCAACGGTGGCGTCATGAAACGCATCATCCTCGCCGTCACGCTGGCGCTATCTCTCGGGGGCTGCGCCACGCTTGGCGTCATCCAGCAAGTCGGGACCGCTACCGTGCCGGCCACTGTGGTTATTCCCACCGCAAATGCTTTCGACGTGCTCAAGGGCACCGCGACGAATTACGGAAAATACTGTATCCAGCAGAAGATGGTTCCTGCGATATGTTCGGCTGCTGCGCGCCGCGCCGTCATCAAGTTTGTCCGCTCCGGAACTTCTGCGCGCAACCAACTGGAGGGCAGCCTAGACAGGGGAGAGCCTGCCGCAGCATCGGTCTATAATTTGCTGGTAGCCGCCGTGCAGGGCTTGCAAGGCACGCCAGCGGCCACATTCCAAAGGAGCACACCATGAACATCGCAGATATGATAGGTCCCGTTGATGTCTATTCCGCTGGCGTGGCAGTGGCATTCACCGGAGGCGCGACAATCACGTTGTCGATCTTGCTGGCACGTTTTCAGACGCGCCGCAAAACCGATCAAGAGTTTGAGCTTGAGAAGCTAAAACTGATCAACCAAGAGGCCGTTAACGTTCGCCAATCAAATGTTGACCGCGAAGTGAAGCTAGGCCAGATCGC